CACACTCTTTCATTTCAGTCCAGATATTACCCATCTCACCATCACTGATCATTGGCACGTCTAATCCTGCTTCGTTCATTGCAGTCTTTAATGCAGCCATGACCGCCTTAGCTTGCTTGACAGGGGCCTCAACAATAATTTCATCGTGCACTGTTAAGAGCAGCTTTCCAGAAGTTTTAGCATTATAGAACCTGATCATTGCTGCTTTGGTCTGATCTGCTGATGATCCTTGAATGAGGACGTTTAAAAGCTTGTAGTCAAAAGTTCTTAATCTGCCATCGACAAACTTTGGCTCCTCGCAGTAATACTCACGACCGCCCCAAGTTCTAATAGGTAACTTCTCACCTGCTCTTGACTTCATGTCCTTCTGCATGTTCTTAATACCTGCAAAGGTGCCCAAGTAAGCATTGCGAAGTTGCTTGGCCTCATCAACTGAGCATCCAACACCTTCAGCCAACTTACCAAGACCACTACCATACAAAATTGAGAACGCGATCGTCTTAGCGTCTGACCGGCTAACAACAACGCCTGTTGTGCTTGTGATCAAGTCTGCAGCATATTGATGCAAGTCAGTTTTTGGTTCTACGTTGTATCTGTCTTTCATTTCACCATCTTCAAAGTGGGCTAATACGCGAAGCTCCTGGCTGCTGAAGTCCCTGCCACATAGCACGTGGCCCTTTGACGAGATGATGTAGCTTCTTACAAGTGGCAAACCAGGTAGATCTTTGAGTGGGCACTTTGGCAGTTTTGCCTTAGGTTGCTCGTGATCAAAGATCGGCTTAAAGATCTTGGGGACGTTTTGAAAGTTTGGGGTGCTTGACAAGCGACCAGTCCGTGTGCCTACTGAACCACCAGACTCAGTTGATTTAGTTTGGTTCCAAGTAGTAAAGATCTTGCCACCTGACTTCTCAGCGACTCTAAGCCAAGGCTCCATGAAGGTGTTCATACAGGTGTTTAGTTGAGTCCTGTATTTAAGCATCGCTAAAAGTACCTTGTCAGTAACTCCTAACAACAAAGCAGCCTTATTTGTTTGAAACTTCCCTGTCGGAGTCTTTGGAATCAAATTAGGATCTGCTTTACCGCATAGCACCATGGCTTTGACAAGCTGTTCACCAGAATCTAAGTTAATCAGCGGATCTGCCTTTAATGACTTAATGATCCATACGTCAATCTTATGGCGCCACTCGTTGTAGATCTCAACATCTGATCTAAGCCGTTTTAAATCAACAGGAACTCCATTGCGCTCCATCTCTAAAAGAATTGGCATAAGCTCGCGCTCACGATCATAAGCTTCAAGCATCTTACGCTCTAATGTCTTTGGCCACAGTAAATTGAATAGCTGCTCGGTTCTGTCAACGTCACCATTGGCATACTTACCAACAATGTCACCAGGAGCTAGCGCAATGTACCGGCCAAAATAGTGCTCAGATGATTTTGCTTTGCTGATCTTAACGCCTTTAAGGGGTTGATTTTCTACTAGCCATTCACCAACAGCATCTTGTTCTTCAGGTGGAAGACCTAGCAGCCGCTCAGATGATGGCTTCAAACCTAGCTCTTTCTGATGAGGATCATCTAAGAACAATAAGAACAATGTGTCATGGATTAGATGCCATGCAGGCACTGGTAAGCCCATGTGCGCATCAGCCACATCCACGTCAAACTTAGCATTTTGAAAGAGCAGCCCATCTTTATGCTCGTAGGCCTTCTTTAACTCTGCTTGCGCTTCAGCAAACGTGCTGTTGTTCTTTGTTGGATGACCCCAACCATAATATTTTGCCTTCTTTCCAGGGTACTTAATCGAGACTCCCACCGGCTTAGGTGGGTAATCAGGACGACCTTCAATTCCAAAGGTCTCAAAGTCAACTACAACAGGCTTTGGCTGCTTCATTTTGATTTTTCTTTCAACTCAGCACGCTCACGATCAGCCCTGACCTTGTTCAAGCGGCTGTGGATGCGGTTTAAAAAAGACTCTCTTGATCTTCCCTTCATCTCTTCACGGAGTAGTTGTTTGCAGACTGCTTCATCTGCAGTTGGTAGAAAATCATTTAAACCAATCCATGATTTTAAAGCTGTGTTCTTAATTTCTTTTTTATACATAATTTTCTCAAATAGATCTCTTAAACAAGAAGGCCCTTATTTCTAAGCTCGTTAGCAAAGTTATACAGCGGCTGCCTTGCAATTCCTTCAACGTAGGAGGTAATAATTCCAAACATCCCCTTACCAATTGCGTCGTTGATAATCTTTTCAACTTTGTCTGAGTTGTCCTTCATCCAGGCTGACGCATAAGTTTGCACTTGTTCTTGCAATTCTTTTTCCACAAGTTTTACAAAAGGTGGAGGTGCTGTTTCATCTCGCCCATAGTCGCGCTTAATGACTGTTGGCTGAAAGAAGGCTTTATCAACTGCCGTCTCAACGATCTTCTTAAGCTCTTCTTGAGTCATGAGGTCGCCCATCTGATCGCGAATGCGTTCAAACATACGCTCTTGAAACGTCTTATTTTCTGCAACTTCTGTTGTCATGTTAACTCCTAAAATGGGTGGGGCTACTCGCTGCGTCTGTGCTGGGGTCGCAATCTTTAATTTCCTTCTTAAAGAAATTCCCAGTGGTTGCCATTCACAGCATCCGCTTTTGCCCCGGTGATTAAGCTGCTTTTAACAAACCAAATGCTATCTGATTTACACGAAGACCATTACCAGCTTTTGCTGCCAACAAAGCAATCTTGTAAAGCTTATCAGGCTCCCAAATTTTTCCTTGTTTAGGGTGAACAACCCACATACCGTCGTTTTCCCTAATATATTTGAGCGGCTTAATAATTTTTGCAACTTGTTTTTCATACTGCATACTTTTCATAACAACCTTTCTAAATTGGGTGGGGTTACTTGCAAGTCTTTTTAGTCGTTCGTCTTCGAGTACTTGAGCTGAATAGTGTCATTGCTTTCACCCCGTAAAATTTAATCTAAATCTTCTGCTGCGGGAACATCAAAAGCAGGATCTGGAATGTCAACAATATAGTTTCCTAAATCTGCTTGGTGCATAAACTCTTCAGCAAGTTCAAACGACCTATCTACCACGTGTTTTGGGTCCATAAGCTTTAATTTTTGACGACCTGCGCTGTCCTCACCGTCTTCGATGCAAGTAACCATCGCAAACTTTTCAAGCAGGCGCATCGCGATTTCTGCAGTTAAGGTAAAAGCTTTAGTCCTATAGACAACAGGTTCTAAATCAAGTTTACAAAAACCTTTGTTTTGTTTCATCGCAACTTTTGTATCTGGTTGCGGTATTTCTGTCGCTATTTCTTTTGCGTCTAGTATCTCATTTGTATCTGACATCTTATTCTCCTGTGTGTTTCGGATCGATCCTCAGAACTAAAATTCGCCGCTGTCCAAAGCATTGCTTTTAGTCCTGAGGTTCTTTCCCGCTCAAACCTTAATACTTACGACCTTTAACTGCTGGCTTACCTTTTACCGGTGGGCGCTGAGCTGCGCGGCTCTTTGCTTTTGGTGCTGGTGCTTGTTCAGCGTCAAACGGTTGGTATGGAAAGTCAATAGTTGATTTACCTTCTTCATGGCGCTGCATGACGATGCTCATGTACTCATCAGGTACATTCATGATAGGCTCAAATAACACCTTGAATTGGCTCTTCGGATCTGGAACAACCTTCACCTTCGTGATGATGCCATGCGGTGGACGACGAAGTGCACCAGCAACTTGTTTAACAAAGCCTGCATAACCCTTTACTGAGGTCACAGGTAACTTCATAAACGCAATTGGTGTTGATGCAAAGTGATCCTCATCTTCAAACAGTTGAAACTTTCCCGCCTGGTCAAAGTTACCAGCCGGAATCATCGCCAAGCGACGGCTGTTACGACAAGCTTTACCCTTGCCTTTATCTGCTGTACCCCATTCATTCATTGGGCAACCATGACACTGATCATGCTGCGCATTGCCAGCCTCTACAACTAGTTGATGCGGCGCGATTGTTTTCTCTTCACGCCCAAACGCAAAGCAAGTTGGTCCCTGTGGGGTATCTGGATCGTATTCACCTTCGTAAAACACGTTCTCAAGAATGCCGTCAACGATGATGACTGCCATCTGATTTCCAGGCAGCGGAGCGTCTTGCCAGCTGAGAATGCCTGACTTTAAACTAAAGAACTGACCTCCACCAGCATTTGCTTCCATTGCTGATGCAACATCAGCTTGCTTAGCAAGTTCTTCTTCCCATTTAGTAATTGCGGTGCCAGTTCCCTTAGCTGCCGCGTCTTTTGTTGCTGCTCGTTTTGTTGTTGCCATTTGATGCTCCTATTAGTAACTAGTGACTAGTCCCTGGCGGTTAAATGTTCAGTGTCCAAAGACCAGGCTCTAAGGACACTGCTTACTTCAATTAAAAAATTCATCTGCACTCATTGGTTCTTGCTTTGTCTTCTCACAGTACCTGACATAGCTTGGATAATCTGGAAATTTAAAGACCGCAACTGTGTTATAGCCATCGCGGCAATCTACTTGCAGCAAGTGTTGACCAAGCACCTTGTCGTTGATCCACTTGACTGCGCTAAACACGTTGCCGCTGAGAGCTAGAGCAATGATCCTCATAATTAAACCTTGTTCATGCTAACTGTTACGGCATTAAAGTGACCAACACCAGGGACTTCCTTACCTGCTTCCCAACGCTCCTTAATGGCAGCATCACCAACACGGCGCTGCAACAAGCTGAAATCCTTGGTCTTTACAACGTACTTATAAAGCGCGTCCCAATCAGTTACTTGTGGCACCTCTTTAGTTACAACAGTTACCCTAGCAAGTTTACCTGCAATGCCTGATGCGTCAGACTTTGGAAGATTCTCAATGATGTGATTCTTTAAAGCAGATTCTTCAGCTGCAAATGCATCAACAATCTTTTGCGCGTCTAGACGCTTCTGCTTAATTTGATATAGCTTATCGGCGCAGGCGCCTAAACCCTTAGGAAATTTATAAACAACCTCTTTCTCAGCCATTTTTAACCTCTTCTTTTTTAGCTTGCTTGTCTTTTTCGATCTGAACCATCGCTTGCGCTGCTTTTAGCTGCATCGCTTTGATCTTTGTGTAAGTACCTTGCTTGCCGCTATTCCAAACTTGAACACCACGGCTAACTAGTTGCTTACGAAACTTCTCTGACCTTAGGCGCAGACGATAGTCATCAAAGGACTCGCCTTCTTGACGAGTATTAGAAAATTGATTAAAGCTCATTTGTCTTTCTTTCTGTTGATTGTGATGATGAGTAAGGCTAGGCCAAAATAGAAATGGAAGGTGTTGACTGGCAACGACCCAAAGAGCAGCCAGTTAATAAGGGCTAGTGTGGCAGCAATGACCACAACAACTTCAATAAACATGATTTTTTTCCTCAGCAAGTTAATTACAGTTTTATTCTACAGCGCTTCTTTTATTGTTGTAAACAACTAATTACAACTATTTTAGTACCTAGTACATGTTATAGGTCTATTGTGTTTCTAAAGCCTAAAAAGACCGGAAAGCGTGGTTTATCTTTTACGCCCACAGGTTGACTCTTATATTTCACAAGTGTTCCAATTGGGTTTAGCTTCCAGATGCCAGCTCGCTGCTCTGCAGTAAACCCAGTTCCAATTTCAAATTCCACCTTAGTTTTAATATCTCTAACAATCAAGGACCCAAGGGTATCTTTACCCTTCATTCCAGCCTTCTTTGAGGACCTCTCTAGATGACCCAGCTCATTTCTAACCGCTTCATTGGTGTTTGTCATGAGCTCAGTCATGCCAATGATCTCGGCCTCACTATCAATAAACCTCTTTAGCTTTAGTAGCCAAGCCTCTTTAGTAGTAGATCTACCAAATTTGTATGGGCTAGTTGGCAATCTAAGCATCATGCCCTCATAGCCTTGCTTTAAAAAGTGGGCTTCATAGTGAAATAAATCAGCTTCGTTATTTGCCTTGTAGTGCTTAACTTCCTTACAGTTATCTTCTAAAGTAATCCTTCTAATGGAACTCAGCAATCGATGTTCAAAATGAGACGATTGACCAAACAAGTTTTCTTTTACCTTGTCCTTGGCGCTAAAGTCATCAAACACGTAAAACTTAACTGCAGGCTCACCTTCAATCGTCATGATGCCTGACGTGGTTTTGTTGTACACATCTTTTGCAGTTGGTGGTCCTACAATCAGCTCGCCATCTAAGCCATTTAGGTCCTTGCGCCCAAACAGCTTTTGCACGTGCTTGTTAGGAATGGGCTTGAGTGACCGGCTCATAGCCACGCCGTCGATGATCAGGCACCTGACGCCATCTAGCTTCGGGCTGACTAGCATCGGAAACGTAAGCTTGTGACCATCAGTCGGGCTGGCAAGCATGGGTTTAAATTCAGACATCAGAACTTCTCCTTATAAAACTGGTCAATCACAGCTTCTAGCTGCTTTGCGCTAAATTGCCCGGCTTCAACAAACCGATCACCATCCATTAAGCTGATGTGGATCTTTGAGTTTGTTAGGTTAGACCTTAGGCGGTACTTACCAATCTGCAATTCAGGTCCGCCATATTCGTCACCAGTAAACGTTGTCATTTTGTAGATCCTCCGTAAACTTGGGCTTCTAGATATTGATTTCTTTCACGCAATGTCTTGTTCTCTAGTTTAAGTTGAAGAAGACTTGTAATTGATAAGTGCAGCGCGTTTTTCTGCTCTTCTGATAAATTGCATGTGCACATTACCTCTTGTAAAACTTCAAGGATTCTAGTATTCATTTTCTTCCCACATGATTATGAAACGGACAATCTTTAAACTTTTTAACTAATTCATTGCGGCGATCATACGGTCGATTAAAGGTGATAAGTATTCTTGATTTTCGTTCTAGTTCTTGCCTTGATACTAAATGCCTTACGATTTCTATTTTTCTATCTGTCATAGGGGTAATCATGGCAATAGGTGACCCCTGAGCCAATTTAATAACGCGCTCTTTTTCTGTGTTGAATAGAATATTTACATTCGTTATGTTTTGCTTTGAATAGTTCACAATTCCAGGAGGAATTAAAATATCAGGATTTTTATTTAGGTTATACAACGGAGTGTTCCATAACCAGTTAATAGACTGCTTGCATGATAAATGCCACGGTGATATTAACTTTAGATGGTTGTAGTTTGGCGGCAAAAATCCTGTTGCTTCTTGAGCAGTGTTATGCAAATCTGCGCTAGACATATAGTCAGAAAATTTCCAGCTAAATTGATTTTTCCCGATGCTTATTACTAGGTCTGACCACATTGGAATAGCGATTGAATACCTGTAGAAGTCAACCATGCCAGCGCAGTTCTTCATAGTGCCAAATGGAAATGAATCTCGCGTGTATGTAGCTGGTAAATCTTGCCACCATTCAGGCATGTGCTTAATTGCAAAATCTATTGGGGCTGTTCTAATAGCCACTTCGTCTGCTGTAAAGCAATCTAAAACTATTTTCTTTTTTGGAAATTGAAATATCATTTTTCTTGTGTCCTATGTAATGTATAAATAAAATCCCACACGCATAAACCTGCGATTAAATAAAGAACTACTGCAGCCCATGGATGAACTATTAGAAAAGCAATAAATAGCCAGATCCAAGTATAAATAATTTCGCTCATTTTTCTATCCTTTTCTGCAATTCAATAGTAGCATTTGCAAGTTCGTCAACCATGTTAGTCGTAGACCCATATTCATATAAAACTGCATCTAACACAACTTTCACATTTGCTTTAAACGCCTCTATTTCAGCCTGCGCAGAAGCAACGTGATGTCTTATTTCAAATATTGGCTTTCTTCTTAACTGCGCTTCTAATGAAGCTATTTTGTCCTCTAACTGCCAAATCTCTTCATGAAGTTCCTTATTATCTTTCTTACGGTACTCAAGCTCAGTTTGTGCAGAAGCAACGCCCTTGTCATACCAATACTTTTGATGGCCGTCTAGCATTATTTCCTCAGCTTCTTCGCGGCTAATTGGGGTGTTCAAAATAACGCCTCCTCAAATATACTCAGATCTCTTTTAGGTCTTCTTTCAAGGACTCGCTTAAACGTCCAGCCAGGACGAAGGGCGCAAATGATCTGAGCCTCCTCTAAGCGGCCTACAACACGCATCACCTCGTTGTCCTCATTTCTGATTAGGTAACTCATGGCCTACTCCTTTGCACTCACCGCAAACAATCTCAGTTGTATTAAACCCGTGCTGAATCCTTACCTTACCAGATCCCTTGCAATCAGCGCAAAGCTTCGGCTCCAAAGCGATTGCCATGCATTTCTTATAAGCTTGCCTGATGGTATTAAACTCAACAGCATTCCCCGTTGGCCGATCAGGATGATGGATCATGCAAAGATCTCGCCATCGTTGCTTCACCTCTTCGGGCGTTGATGTGAGCTCAAGGCCCATAATTTCAAACGGTCCTGGCTTCATAGTCTTCCTCTAATAGTTCTAACCAACCTCGACGTTTAGCAATCAGGTAAGCAATTGAACTTTCCCAATCTGCTTTGCATTGAGCTACCTTGCGCTTTAGTAGACAGTACTGATACTCACCGCTTGATTTAAGGCACATTATGAAGCCGCCCCTGTTGTTTTAGTCGTTTGGTAATGCGAAGTATGTTTGCAGGTTACAGCATGGTCAGAACCACCGCAAAGTATGCATGTACATCTTGGGTGCGGCGTATGGATATGCTCTATAGGTCTTGCCATCGCTGTATTCCAAGGATTGTTTGCAAGCTCAACATACGTACCATCATCGTAGTAAACCACAACCTTTTTAATTTGCTTCATTACTTATCTCCAAACAATAGTCGTCCGGCATTCCAGCTGAACTTTGCTCCATGAGCTGCAATAAACTCCATGTCCGCTTGCTCATCTTCACCACCTGCAACACCAATGTAGTACCTAGGTCCTCCAATTGGATCTTCAGCTCGGACAATTCCAATGCAGCTCATTCCTGGTGCATACCAAATCGCATCAAGGGTTCTCATGGTTCAATCCGTCCAAAGCTTGTAAACGACATAAGTAACTCCAACAGCTACAAGGCTGCATGCCCACATAGCGCAGATTAAACAAAAACCAATCGCAAATTCTTCAAATGTCATTTCGCCTGATCCTCGCGGTCTTTCAGAATTGCCATAGCTGCGTAGACGATAGCTCCAAGCACCTCGGCCTCAAATGCCTCACCAGTTCGCTGCGATGCAGCTTCTTCTAACTTCTTTGCTGCTTGACCAGTTAAGAATCCACGACCATGCAGCTTTGAGTAATGTACCCAAGGCTGGTCCATGAACGGGGTCACGTTGCCGCCGTGGCGCTCACCCTTGCCATACATGGCTTGATTGATTGCAGCTATCATGATGTCATAAAGTGGGTGATCTACCACCACCTCATCAACAAGAGCTGTTGATGGATTATTTCCCCAAACTCTTTTTTCAGTCTTTTTTGCGCTTGCTTCAAGTTCTGCTGCCGTTGCTAATTTCTTTGTTGCCATTTTTACTTCTCCTTTACGTTAAATATGTTTCCATTCTTTTTTATGCACAAGTTTCCAAACAAGCTTATCTGTTAGTTGCATTGAACGTGCTATATGGCACTGTTTTTCACCTGCTTCAAATCGTCTTCTAACTTCAAGAACTTGCGCATCTGTTATTTTGGCGTGCGGGTGCTTAATACCTTCATGGCCATTACCGCGTTTATATTTTTCGTCAATGCTTTCTTTTTCAGTACCCCAAAAAAGATTTTTTACGCAATTATTTTTTACATTACCATCACGATGAATAGCCCACAAGTTTTTTAAATTTTCTGGAGTACTTACAAAATGTTTTAACACCAATCTTGAAACAACAACTACAATTTTTTCGCCACAACTTGAAAAAACTACTGTTCCAGTGTTTACACCACTTTTTCGATGTCCAAGTTTTCCATGCGACACTGTTAACAGCCTACCAGTTACCCAGCGAACATTTCCATGTGAGGTCAAAATTTCTCTATCTAATGATTTCACGCGCCCCATATTTGAAACATGATAAGCATCTTCGTAACCTTCAACAGGTTTCCAAATCTCACCTTCAAGATCTGGGATGTACGTCTCAACTCGCTCGTTTTTTCTAGCCATCTCAATGTCTCCTAGATCCTAAGCAATTTATGCCATCACGTCCTTCTAAGAAGCGAACACCATTCAGCTTCTGAGTATCAGGACAAGAGCACGTGAGCTTCAACTCGAACTGATTGTTCTCATATCTAAGCAGCTTTGCAGGGTGCACTCTGCCGTTAAATGAAAACACAGCCCTTCCTTCTTTGGTTTCAATGATTTTCATTCTGACCAAACTCCTAGTTTTAAATGTTGCTCAATGCGGCTTATCCGATCCTCTAAGCTCATTGATTGTTCACGCTCCCACGGTGTTGGTGGTGACGGAGGAAGTTGACGCTTTGCGAACTCTTTATAAAGATACGTATTGGCTTGTCTTGCGCGCTTTGCGCCTTGCACGTTGCCACAAGCTATCGCAGCTTGCTTGTTGATTTCATTCTCTAAGCATCGTCTTGTATATTCAGCAAGATCTTCTGGCGAAAGATTTAAGTTCATTCTGCCACCTTGAAGTATTGAACTGCTGCAGGTTCCCATTGTTGAAGATACTTGTAAAACTCTTTTGTAGCAGTTAGCCATCCATGAATCCAAAAAAGTTTGTACCCACCAGAAGTTTTTGCAAGCTCAACACCACCAACTTCGCAAACTTCACAATGATGAAGTCCGTTTGGTTCATAGCCATCACCACCTTCAGGCACACCACGCAGCTCAAAACCAAATGAACTTAAAAACAAATCGCCGTGATAATACTTTCCATTGGCCAGCACGGTGCAGCCAGTTTTAATGCAGCTCATGCTTGCTCCTTCGCGTATTTCTTAAAGGCGTAAAGCTTCGCAACTCCTAAATACCTAGCAATTTCACGCTGCGCTTCTTCAATTGTTTTAAAGAACTTCGATGGTTGACAAGCTCCATACGCGTAGCCGTCTCTAGCAGCTTGCGCGTTCGTAAAGAAGTACTTCCCAGGTAAAATTGCGCGTGACCCATAGTTCTTATGAGCAACAGGATCGTACTCAACAAACTCGCAATGGCTAATCGTGTAGATGGCTCCAATTTCACGGCCCTTAAGGTCGTAGATACCAAAGTTGTCTGTTACATACACGTGATCCTCACAGGGTATCAAGTGACTATAAATCTGTTTCATTTGTGTTTTCCTCAGCAAGAGTTAATTTGTTACTACAGGGCTAGTATAGTGCCTAAAAGTAGCCTTGTAAACACTTATTTACAAAATAATCAGCCTAATACATTTACTAGCTTCAAACCGGTGAAATACCTAGTACTTTGCAGCTTTCACTGGGCTTCCGGCGCCATGCCCCTTGTTCCAGGCATTCAGGTGGCTTGTCACATCTGCTATTCCAGCTGTTAACCAGTGGTCAGCATTTCGCACGGCGTAGTACCTGGCTTGACTACCATCAGCCAACCTAACGGGCTTGCCGCTAATCACCTGACGAATTCCTGCTCTGGCAAGTTCACGGCCCAGGCCATTTGCTGTCGTGCCGGTCTTTCCAGATGGATCATAGAACTGCAGCAACTCTTTACTTGTAAACAAGTCCTTGTTCACCACAATCTCACCAACCTTAAGGACGTGATCAGGAACAGATTGTAAGCTGCGAACCCAACCGGCTAAGTCACTCTGCACGTTGCTGATCATGCGCTCTTTCGCAGCTGTCTTAAAGGCAGGAGCTGCTGGATTGAAGTCACCAAGATCTAAGTTCAGCAAGTAATGAAAGATCGCCTCAGCACCGCCAGTATCTAGCCACAGGTCATATTCCATATAGAACTGTTCTGGCAAGGGACCAACATGCACCTCATGCACAAACATCCGCCGATCGTCGTCTTCTAAAAAGAACGAGTCAGGATGGTTTGCTGTAAAGAAGTAGTTCAGGCAATCAGGGACCGTGTAGCTAGGAATAAACTTCGCGTTAATCCTAAGCTCACGCTGCGTGATCAGCTTCTTCAAGAAGTCGGCATCAGCCCGTTTATTACTACCTGTCACGTCATCGCCCATGGCCAGCTGCTTCGACTCTGCCCACTCATTAAAGCCGTTGTGCAAGTCCATTTGGCTGATCTCAGTGAAGTTCTTGCCGTAGATCCTACCTAACGTATAGCCAATGAGTGACTTACCAGTTCCGTGTCTAATACCATGAATCACCGCACTACTAAACAACTTCGTCCCTGGGTACTGAATTGGATAGGCGCACCAACGTAAGAACCACTGCAAGGCGCCTGATTCAGCACCCTTAAAGATGTGATCAAGCAAATCTAAGAACGGCTGCACATCACCGGCTTTCGGTTCGCAACCCCAACCTGGCCAGGTATTCAGCATCACGCGGTTCTCACCATGCACAAAGCGCTCGGCTCCTGGCACATAAGTAATCTTATCAACTCGTTGCCTGAGTGGCCACTTAATCCAAGCTCCTCCGGCTGATACAGTTTGAAAGACAACTGAACCATCGGCCTTCAGCTTCCGCTCCTGATAGTTTGCCACCGATTCTAAGTGGTCCTTAAACGCAGATGGGCTAATCTTCTGACTCGTCTCCTGATTCACAATCAGGCCAGGACTGTCAGCATACACATATTTCTCATTAAACGCGAACAGCACCTTGGCCATGCCAAGTGGCTCAGCAACACGTAACAAATTTGCAAACTGATCATTCGCATCAACACCAGCATGCACTAAGAAGTCATCAAGACCAACCTTTTCTAAGCCATCAAGGCTAGGTAGCGTGACGATGTGCGCAAAGCTGCCGCGCCGCTCTAGCTCATCAGCAAGCTCTTTTAAAGCAGCACACACCATCGGATTTGTTTGGTAGTCTGAGTCAAAGCAAATGTAGATATTGCGCCGCTTCCAATCAATGAGCTCTAGGCTTGGCAACCAACCTAACCCCAGTTTTGCGCTTCGCCAGTTATAGACACCACCAAGGCCAATGGTCGGAAAACCTTCCTTGCAGGCCTTTGCAGCTTTCAGCTCACCTTCAGTGATGATGATTGGCACATCAACGTTCTTTGAAATTTTCGTCCAGTCACAATTACCAGGGTAGTAGGCAACTGGAGCTGTATTTGGTTCTTGGGTATACCTGATTTCTTTCTTCACACTAATGGCATCAAAACCAGTTCCGGCTTCTAAGTACCTGATGCGGTAGAAGGGTGGTGCTGCGTGCCAGTCACTGATGGGCTTACCATCGATGCCAAGATAATCAATCTTTAACGCACTAAGCGCCTTGAACGAGGGATGCAGCTTACTTGTGGAGATTGGACCTAAGAAGGACATGCTCAACTTTTTAGCGTCATCAAGATCTAGGCCTGAACTTGCTAACTTTAATAAGCCAAGGTCAGCAGCTTTTAACTCAGCTGACGGCTTACCAAGGATCTCTGATGGAGATCTTTTCGTTTGTTTAGTTGCCAAAATTATTATTTCCCGGTTATCTGTCTAATTGTCAATGTCCCCTCAGCGGACTCGCTTTCTTCTTTTGCTCAGCCAATAAGAAGGTGCCAGTTGAGCGATGGGCTTGCTGAGGGCTTTTGACAAACTACCTTGTAGGTAGTAGACATTCGGCTCAACTGGCAGGATCGATAATAGCGCATGTAAAATCAATCGTAAATATATGGAGCTTAGTAAGACCTTGACCCCTCAGGAACTTGGAACTCTGATTTTTTCGGCTTAGCAACAGGAGCTTGATAGATTCTTTTACCTTCACTGTCTAGTTTATAGAGCTGCGCAAAGTCTACCTCACCATCTTCACCTTTGACCTGCCCAAACCACTTGCCTTCACCACGGCCTAAAAGAACTCTGATCGAATGAACTGGTTTATTTAGCAGCTTTGAAGCTTCATAGATGTTGCATTTAATGACGTCAGCACCTCTAAAAATGAGCTCAAGGTTACGATTTTCCTCCACAGCTTTTCGTGTCTCGCTACCAGGCGCCCAGGTCAACGAGCGACGATCGAGGTTTACGATGTCCTTAGTAATACCTAAAAAGGACTTAAAAACTTCAATTTGTGGACTAAGCTCCTTGCGCTTTGCACGTGGCAGTTTGATAATAATTTCATGAAATGCCGCTTCTAGTTGCGTAGTTGTCGGTTTTGTGGACATTATGTAGTTTTCCTATAAGTACTTGATTTGCAAGATGTTTGTTCGTAGAGCCTTGCGCTTTGCCCGCTACACCAAGCTGCTTAGGGCCCCATCCCCTATTATATATATACTATCTTTCCTATTTATATATTATCTTAATTATATTATAAATATCTAATCTAACGTATATATAATAGGAGACGGTACCCCCTAGTAGATGCTGTAGCAGCATGTGGAGTTTGCTATTTCAGCCCATTCTTGGCGAAATTCCGCGTCTTAATCACACCTCCATAGAAAGTGGTAATATCTGTCTTGTGAAGTCTATTTGAAAACTACTGGAGAAAATCGTGGAAGATACTGCTCCACAAAACACATCAGAGCGCAAAGCCGCAAAGCCCGTCACCAGAACGAATGGAGCAAAAGGCATCCTTGTTAAAGGAACTGGGCCTCTGAACCCCAAGGGACGGCCTAAGGGCTCACTGAATAAAAGGTCTATACTGACCAATGAGCAGCGAAAGAAATTAGCTGAGGCCACTGACGGCATCACGCCGCTTTATCTTTTGATCTCAATTGCTCGTGATGAAGACGAATCAATGGACACAAGAATCGAAGCGGCTAAGGTCGCAGCGCCATACCTCCACAAGAAGATGCCAATTGCAATTGAAGGTGGCGATCCAAACCGTCCACTAAACCTTGACATCAGGGGCCTTCAAAATTTAGGAACTTCTGAGCTGGCTCAACTCAAAACGCTATTGGTCAAAGCTGGGGTGAATAGTGGAAAAGACGACGCTTGATCAGTATGATCGGCAAAAACTTCAACGACTGTACGATCAGATCGAGGCTGAATTAAACCTCTACCGCCCGGCTAGGGACTCGTTCTTCGAATACCGCAAGTTGATCCGCCCCACCATGAAGCAGGGGTGGTTTATCCAAGAAGTGACCGGTCAACTGCAAGAATTCTACGAGGACCTGGTTGGCGGACTGCGCCCAAAGCTTTGCATCGAAGCACCTCCACAACATGGTAAGTCCTGGGTAGTTGTGGACTTTGTGACTTGGCTTGCTGGTAAGAACCCAGATTGCAAGACCATCTACACCTCATTCTCTGACCGCCTTGGTGAACGAGCTAACTTGCAGATTCAACGCATCATGGAGTCTGACATTTACAAGGCCATTTTCCCTGAGACCATCATCAGCTCAGGCTCATCAGGCACCTGGTCCACAAGAAATCGCAGCCTCATTGAGTTCATGGGCAGGTTAGGTTATTTCAGAAACACCACCGTGCGTGGACAGATCACCGGTGAATCCTTAGACTTAGGCATCATTGATGATCCGATCAAGGGGCGCGAAGATGCAAGGTCTGCTCTTGTACGTGAGAAAACTTGGGAATGGTTTACCGATGACTTCTTCACCCGATTTAGTGAAGATGCTGGGCTGCTAGCCATCATGACACGTTGGCACATTGATGATCCAATTGGCCGCTTGAAGCTTACATTTGGCGACCAGATTAAAAGCCTTTCCTACCCAGCGCTTGCCACAAAGAGTGATGAGCACCGTGAAGTCGGTGAAGCCCTTTTTCCACAATTAAAGAGCAAAGAATTCTTAGAAGAACGCCGGACCATCATGGGCACGTTGAACTTTGAAGCGTTGTACCAACAAAATCCGCAAATTGAAGGTGGCGAGATTATCAAGGGTCAGTATTTTAGGCTCTATGAAACTCTTCCAGTTATAAAGCATCGTATAATCTTCGCAGATACTGCACAAAAGACAGCAGAACGAAACGATTATTCGGTGTTTGAGTGTTGGGGAGCAGGTGTTGATGGCAATGCGTATCTGATTGACTTGATTCGGGGCAAGTGGGAAGCTCCAGAACTTCGCAGACGAGCTGTGACTTTCTGGCAAAAGCACAAAGCACTGAATGGCCCAGAATTGGGTGTTCTTCGTAAAATGAAAATCGAAGACAAGGCATCAGGAACTGGATTGATCCAAGACATGAAGTCAGAAGGCCTAGTGCTTGTTGAAGGTGTCGAACGGACAAAAGACAAGTACACCAGGGTGCTCGACGTGGTCGGGTACATCGAAGCTGGAAAGGTCCATCTGCCTAAAAATGCACCTTGGCTCAACGACTTCATCACCGAGTGCGAAAGTTTTACTGCAGACGATTCGCACATGCATGACGATCAAATCGATCCAATGATTGACGCGATCAACGAATTTTTAGTTGTTTCATCAACCCTTGCCATCTGGCAAAAACTTGGGAGATAATCAGTGTCAATCCTTTCAACAATTCTTAATGCGAAGCGAATCGAAATCGACGCTGTGGTTACCAAGGCTGATGGAACTATCGTCAATCATGGCACAGTTGCTTTTTACGATCGCAATCCTGTTTCTATGCTCTGCTGGAATCTCAAACAAGCTCTCTTGCGCGGCTCAAAGCGCGTATCAACTCTCTTTAAAGGACAATAATTATGGCCACATTACTTGTTAACACTGGACGCGCAATCATCACTAACCGCTTGAATTCTGGCGGAACAATTCCATCATTCGTTGCGTGGGGCACAGGCGCTGGCACAACTGGTCAAACAGATACCACGTTATTTGCTGAAGTATCTCCACGAGTAGCCGGTACAGTTACCCAACAAACTACAAACACCACAAACGATACATTTCAAGTTGTAGCCACGCAAGTAGCAGCAACACCTGAAACAATCACAAATGCTGGTTTGTTTGACGCATTGACATCAGGTAATCTGTTTGTGAAGGGTGATTTTGCAGGTATTCCTTTGCAGGCAAACGACTCGATTCAGTTCACATTCCGCGTTTCATTTAGTTAATTAGGATCGCCAAATGGCGTTAATTAACAATGATCGTGTCCGTGAAACAACGGCCGTAACTGGTACAGGTCCTGCGACGCTCTTAGGAGTTGCGTTAGGTCCTTACCAGTCTTTTAGTTCTGGTATCGGCGACGGAAATACTTGTTACTACTGCATCAGTGATCAGGGGACTGGAACAAACTGGGAAGTTGGTCTTGGTTCGTATTCTGTTTCAAGCAACGCACTTACAAGAACAACTCCACTTCGTTCATCTAACAGCAACGCGCTTGTTAACTTCTCCACAGGAATTAAAGACATCTTTGTTGTGTACCCCGCAGCTAAGGCTGTTGTGCAAGATGCAAATGGCGAAGTCACATTCAACCCATCAACAACAGCTGCAGCTTCGTTTAACATTCCACAGGGTGTTGCACCTACAGCTCCGTTAACTGGTGATATTTGGCAAGAGGCCAATGGCTACTTCTCAAAGAACACTTCTTACATCAGCCAAATAGATCTTCGTGGCAATACGCCTGGCGTACTTACAGCTCCGACAATCACAGTTGATGCTGGTGGCGCAACGTTTAGCGCAAGTTCAGTTAAAGCGTTGTTGTTTAGCCAAACAGGTTGGACTGGTGATTTAAAGACTTACACCATCCCAGCAGCTTCAGGTTTAGCACTGACTGACCAGTCGGCGAACTACCTAGTTGTTAGCTACAACAGTGGAACACCTGTTTATTCAGTTACCACAAACGTCGGAAACATTGACAACTCCGCAATTGTTGGTGCCACGCTACTTTGGCGCAATGGCACAGCAGTTCACTATCAGCCCATCAACTGGGGCTTGTCAACCGCATCAAGATTAAATCGCCGCTTAGTTCAGACAAACCGATATCAATGGGCTTCGGGCTTAGCGTTAGGTGAATCAACAGGCAACGTGATTACTGTAGGTGCTGGCGTCATTTGGTACGGTGTAAATCAGTACAATGAAACTGCGCAAACATCTGCTTCGTCAAATGCCGAATTTTGGTATCACTCAGCAGGAGCTTGGACAAGCTCAACAGTTTCAACATACAACAACACCCAATACGACAACGGCACAAATTTAGCTTCATTAGCCGCTTCTCAATACGCTGTAAACTGGGTGTATCGCTACATTGACGGATCTGGCTTACCTAAGATAGCTTATGTTTTGGGCACTGGCTCGTACAATTTAAACCAGGCAATTACTGCAAGCGTTCCAACACCACCTGCAATCTTGTCGACAATGGCAATTTTAGTTGGTCGTATCATTGTTCAAAATGGTGCTGCAACAGCAACTGAGATTGATTCTGCATTTACGCAAGTGTTTTCAGGCACAACAGTCGCAGACCACAATAGCTTGGGTGGACTTCAAGGTGGCGCAGCATCTCAGTACTACCATTTAACACTGGCCCAATACAATGAACTTGCCGGTGTTCAAACAGCAAATCAAGTATTTGCAGGGCCTTCTAGTGGCGCAGCAGCGGTTCCAGGATTTAGATCTTTAGTTCAGTCTGACTTACCTGCAGGTTTTTCTGAGTTTGCATCTGGAACAGTACTAATATTCCAGCAAACAGCAGCTCCTACAGGATGGACAAAGATAACTACAAACGATAATGCTGCTTTGCGCGTCGTTAGTGGAACTGCAGGAACTGGTGGTACGGTAGCATTTACAACAGCTTTTGCGTCTCAAGCGGTATCGGGAACAAACGCCAATACTACTGCATCTGGTACAAATGCAGTGTCTGGTAGCGTTGATGGTACAGCAATCACCACAGCTCAAATGCCATCGCATAACCACGGTATCAATGACCCTGGTCACGCCCACGGTGTTGCTGATCCAACTCACGCCCACGGACAAGGTGCTTATGGTAACTGGCCAGTAAACCCAGGTTCTTACTGGAACTTGGCAGCTCCTACAAGTACAGCAGGAGCATATACAGGTATTGGTATTTACGGCGCAGGAACTGGTATCAGCACGCAAGCTAACGGTAGCAATGCAGCTCACTCACACGGAGTATCAGGCGTAGCTGTTGCCTTTACTGGAGCAGCTCACACGCATACATTTACGGGCACAGCAATCAATCTCGCCGTAAAATATGTAGACGTAATTGCAGCATCTAAAAATTAAAGGATAAAGAAAAATGTCTGACGCTCCGTATGTTCCACCTTATATCCCACCTGTAAACCCAGCTGATATTCCTCCAGGATGCTATTTTGTGTGGAATCATGAACTACAACGATATGACTATCCACCAATACCAGCTCCAATCTCAGATCAGAACTTTCCTGAGCCTTTAGTAAATCAACCTACAACCCCATAAAATGGGTGCTCTAGAGGTACGAAAAAACGTACTAGATGCCGAATTACTAAACGAGCTGCATTTATTTACGCGGCAAGGTATGGCTCCGACAAGGATTAACTTCTTTAACTGGAGCCAATCAGTAGTTCAATCTAGCAATGCGATTTTCTTTTTTGAGTTAGAAGATGAGTTGAAGCAAAAGATCATCTCTACCTTGTTAGAAAAAGGGATCATTAAAAAGCAACCTAAGAGATATGCAGCCAATGTTGCACTGTACTCTAGACAATCTTTTATTCCTTGGCATGATGATGGTAGTCACCTAACTTCAATCACCATCTACCTCAATCAAGAATGGAGTAAAGATTGGGGCGGATATTTTGCGTATGAAGAAGGTGAAGAAGTTAAAGCAATTGTGCCAACGTATAACACATGCGTAGCTTTTGAACCTCCCTTGATGCATAGTGTTACATTAACTAATCTAAACGCCCCATTTAGGGAAAGCCTACAAATCTTTATTGACGAGTTTGAAGATGCAAATTGAACCAAAAGCTAATTGCCCATTAGACGGCTTTAACCCATGCAGAAAACTAGATTGCGCGTGGTTTATGAAAGTCGCCGGTAAAAACCCCAACACAGGAAAAGATGTTGAAGAGTGGGGTTGCGCGATGGCTTGGCTTCCTATTATGATGGTTGAAAATAGTCAACAACAACGCCAAACAGGCGCAGCTGTTGAGTCGTTTCGTAATGAAATGGTGAAGTCAAATCAATCGACTCAAAGAATTCTTTTGGCCACTGCAAATTTTCCAAGCACGCCAAATCTTATTGACGAGTCAAAATAGTTTTATAGGGGCTCATAATGTTCTCTGGATCTTCGTTCTCTGAAACTCCTTATTCAAGTATTAAGTCAGGAAACTCGTTTATAAAGGTGATGACCATTTCAGTCACATCTTTCGTAGCAAGATCTACGCTAACATTGAAAAATATTTTGATTTCTTGCATTTCAGCTGTTTCAATGTTGAAAATGGTCAATAAGAACTTAGCGGTGTTAGTTTTGGCTGCGGTGTCTCAATTAAGAGCCATTAGCAAAACCATAGCGTTTTTTATTACTACCACATTAGTTGTCCAATTGTCGATGATAAAGACCTTTGTGCTTAGTGCATCTGGCGGAGTAACCCTTTCTAAAACAGTAGGCATCCTAAGATCGATTTCAACAACTTCAACAATTACAACTTCAAGATTTATTGGCCAGACAATTGCTTTTGCATCTAGTGTTGTTCTTGTAGCTACAAAAAATATCTTAAAGCCGCTTTCAGCAGCTTCTACAGCTGTCGCTACGTTGACTAGGCAAGCTGGTAAGTTGTTGCTCACTACAGCAACTGCTGCAATCGTAACGCCTAGAAATCTCTTTGTCAATGTTTACTATTTTGTTTCAGCAACGTATATCTCCATTCAACATAATGCAGGACATCTTCTTACAATCGCTGTTCTTGTTGTCACAGACATCCAAATCGGCCGCTTTATTAAAACAGCTATCAGTTGGGCAATCACAGGCTCGGCCGCAGTTTATAAACAAGTCAGCAACTTACAAGTTGTTGCAGCTAATTCAATAGCCGCCCTTACAAATCAGGTTGGTAAGCTGCTTAACACCACTGCAACAGCTTCCATGTACATTGCCCGCGCGATTAGCGTAACTTACGTAACTAGCGTTTTATCGCTTCTGGCAATTGGCCGGTTCATTAGTACTACTCTCAGCACACTTGTTATTGGCTCAGCTGCTGTCTACAAGCAAGTTAGCAGCTTACTCATTGCAGCTGTTAGTTCAGTAGCTACGCTTACAAACCAGATTGGTAAGTTAGTCGACATGGTTGTTGTAAGCTCGTTGGTGTATATCAATCGAGTGATCGGCGCTACGTACTCAGTTGCTGTGACTACGTCCATACAAATCGGTAGATTTATCAGTGCATCATACGCAATTGCAGTTTCATCTTTTGTTTACATTGCTAAATTCTTAAGTATCACAAAATTTGTGGACGTGCTATCAACAAACTTGATGATTAAGTCAATTAACATGTTGCAGAGTGTGATCACCTACGTAGAATCTCAACTCAGTACACTTCGAGGTCATCTAATGATGGTCTCAGTTAGTGCTACCGCGTCCATTGTGCGACAAATCAGGCCAATTTTGACCGTGGCGGTCCAAGGTATAATAACGCTATTCGCCCAGTTGAAAAAGCCACTAGAGCTAGACTACCGCTACCTAGCCCAGTCGTTTGTGAGAGAATATACTACTTACATTGGCGAGCGGTTTTATACAGCTTACTCATCGGTGCGTGACTACATAGCGAGGACCTTGAAATGACATGCAACATTTTGACTGATAAAGATCCAGATGAGGATGTCATTATCACTTTTGACTATTCTGATGCATTAGCTCCCGATGAGATTCTTGTCAATGTTGTTTCAGTTGTTGTGACATTGAACTCAGGAGTCGATCCTAATGCCTCAAATATTCTTTCAGGAGCTTCTTGGATTGACCCATCTGGAAAATTTGCACAGCAGCCAGTTGTTGGTGGTCTTGATAACGTGACCTACAACATCCAAATGCTCTGTGATACCAGCATCCCACACCGCCGCTTGGCAGTAACTGCCATCCTACCTGTAAGGGCACAAAATAATGGCTAAGCAAAAAAGCATTCAACGATTTGCCAACAGTTCTTTAAACAAGGACAATCGGGCAAGAGACAAAGCGAAGCGCGGCGTTGCAGCTGATAGCTTCGTTAATTTTTCTCAGAACATGGGTATCGGTTCAGATAATCCATTAACGTCTTCGACTTACGGCTTCAACCCGATTACTCGCAATCGAACATTGCTTGAATGGATCCATCGCGGATCTTGGTTAGGTGGTGTTGCTGTTGACGTTGTTGCTGATGACATGACAAGAGCTGGTGTTGAGCTCAAAGGCAAGTTAGATCCTGATGACATGCAGCACATCGAAGAAGTTGCCACAATGTACGGCGTTTGGAATCAGATCAACGACGCCATTAAGTGGTCTCGTCTTTATGGTGGTTGCATTGCCGTCATGCTGATTGATGGTCAAGATCCTGAGACGCCGCTGCGACTAAATACGATCCGCAAGGGTCAGTTCCGTGGCTTGTTAGTTTTAGACCGCTGGATGGTTGAGCCTAGTCTTTCAGACCTGGTTACTGAAATGGGCGCCAACATGGGTGAGCCTAAATTCTATTCAGTAACAGCAAACGCGCCCGCATTAAACCGCCAAAAGATTCATTACAGCCGTTGCTTACGTCTTGAGGGTGTTCGTTTGCCATATTGGCAGCGAGTAATGGAGAACCTTTGGGGCTTATCCGTATTTGAACGTCTCTATGATCGCATGGTTGCGTTTGATTCAGCCACAACAGGAGCTGCGCAGCTTGTTTTCAAGAGCTACATCAGAACGTATAAGATTGAAGGCATGCGTGAGATCTCAGCAGCCGGTGGCGACGCAGTTGCAGCTTTGACTAGATATGTCGACATGATGCGTCGCTTCCAGGGCATTGAGGGTATCACGTTGCTAGATGCCAATGACAGCATGGAGGCAACAACACATGGTGGCTTCTCAGGCTTGTCTGACGCTCTACAACAGTTTGGCCAGCAACTTTCTGGTGCCCTTCAAATTCCATTAGTCCGTTTGTTTGGTCAGTCACCGTTAGGCTTTAATTCTGGTGATTCTGATTTACGCAACTACTATGATAACATTCGCCAACAACAGGTCAAGCAGCTGCTTGTTCCGATGACTAAGATCTATCGTGCGATTGCAGCTTCTGAAGACATCGAGCTACCAGAAGGTTTTGGCATTGAGTTTAAGAGCTTGTGGCAGATGTCTGATCTTGATAAGGCCAACGTGGCAAGTACTGTAGCTCAAGCTATCTCAGGTGCTGAGTCGCAAGGTCTAATCAGTCAAGCAGCAGCCATGAAAGAGCTTCGCCAATCATCTGATAAGACCGGCATCTTCACGAATATCACCGATGAGGACATTGAGGACGCTGAATCAGCTATGCCACCATCAGGTGAAGGTTTGGTGCCAGGTCATGAAGACGGTGGCGAGCATGAGGGATTCACCGGTTTTTCAGAACCTAGTCCAGCAAGCCATGTCAAACAGATAAAGCCAAAAGAATCAAATTTGCCAGCAGCTGAACCATCAGTTGAGAAAATTTCATCAGATGAAGCTGGTGCAAAGCCTGAAGATTTAGAGGCTCAAAGCAATGCTAAGAACATTTGATGCCAGAGGATCGAAGACTGAGTATCGTAAAAGTCAGCAGATCTACTTAAAAAGTAGAAAGGCTGAGCAAGCTTACGCTAGGCAGCTCAGACAAGTAGCTAAACAAGTTGGTTCAATTGTTAAGGGCTTTGTTAGCCCAAAGCAGATCACCGATTCTACGCAACTTCAAAACGCCTTGTCGAAGTATGCTGAGATGCTTCGTCCCTGGGCGAAGTCTGTCGCAACAAGAATGGTTGAAGATGTAGCAAGACGCGACGCCACCATGTGGGCAGATCTTGGAGCAGACATTGGTGAGCAGCTTCGTGGTGAAATTGAAACAACACCAACAGGTCAACTATTTAGAGATTCTATTAACGAGCAAGTTGATCTGATCACATCCTTGCCAACACAAGCTGCGCAGCGAGTCCACAAAGTAATTATTGACGGTATGTCTGCAGGTACTAGAGCTTCTACAATTGCGCAAGAAGTTTTAAAGACTGGAAAGGTCACTGAAAGTCGTGCGATGTTAATTGCAAGGACTGAAACCTCTAGAATCGCGACCGAGCTTACAGCAGCACGCGCTAGGACTGCGCAATGTACTCATTTTGTTTGGCGGACAGCCAATGATCATGATGTCAGAGAATCACACAAGAAGGTCGCAAACAAGATCTTTGAAATTGCCAATCCACCCATTGTCGATGGTCAACCATTACTTCCAGGTGGAATTTACAACTGCAGGTGCTACATGGAACCTATCTTACCGGAGATTAACGAATGAACATCACACTACACATTTTAGGCAAACGAGTCCACATCACGGATGCCGCTCCAAGAGTCATTGCAGCAGGTATTTTGTTTGTGGCTGATGATGAGATTCTTGTGATGAAGAGAAGTGAGGAATCTAATCATCCAGGTCTGTGGGATCTTCCAGGTGGTAAGGCAGATGATGGTGATGAATCAATCAGAGCTACAGCCATTCGTGAGTGCCGAGAAGAGTGTGGAATTAGCAAGGACTTTGATCGCTACGCAGATGCCTTAAAAGAGATTGCCCACACGGTTGATGGTCAGGCTGACTACACCACATTTATGTTACGTGTTGATAAGTTCGAGCCAAAATTGAGCCCTGAACATAGCAAATATAAGTGGATCAAGTTGCATGAATTACCTGATGATCTTCATCCACATTTACGTGACACACTAGAGGCTCTTGTGTTAGAATTGCTTTGATTGTGGTGCTTACAACACACCACATAACGCATTACAATACACACATATCCATCAACCACAAGGCGGGTTAATATGAAGGGTTCTTTTTATACCACTGAGAAGCTAGGGCCAAAACGGTCGCTTACACCTGAGGGATTTTTGCTTTGCGAAGATGTTCCATTAGCTAGAACTGGTATGATGATTTACGGCCCTGATGAAACACCGATTGACGCAGGTCCTGATGGTTTAGTAAAGATCTTCAGAGACGATGATGAAGTATTCCGTCCTGAAACAATGGCAAGTTTACTAGGCAAGCCAGTCACAAATGATCATCCTGATGAGGATGTAACTCCTGAAAACTGGAAAGAATTAGCTTTAGGTACTGCAATCAATATTCGTCGTGGCGAAGGTGCTTACGACGATCTTCTTATTGGTGATCTGATTATCACTGATAAAGAAGGTATCAAAGAAATCTTAGACAATGACAAAGTTGAAATTAGTCTTGGCTACGACGCAGATTATGAAGAAGTCCGTCCTGGTGTTGGACGCCAACTCAACATAATTTGCAACCATATCGCGCTGGTCGACCAAGGTCGTTGCGGCCCGCGATGCGCTGTTAACGACCATTCACCAAAGGAGATAGCTATGCCAAAGTATAGCCGTATTGCTGATGCTGTATCAAAAGGCGTAAAGGATGCCTTGCGTAAAGGAAAGGTTCATGACGAAGACCTCCCTCCACACGCAGAACCTGGTGACGTGCATGTGCATGTTCACGGCGGAGAAGTTGCTCCAACCCCAGTTTCTGGTGCTGGCACAGGCGACGAAGGCGGAGAAGAATTAGGTTCTCGCGCTCGTTTTACTGATGACGACATCCAAGAGCACATGGACAAGAACGAAGCTGAACATGCTGAAATGCGCGCCCGCATCGAAGCACTAGAGAAGCTGATTGCTGGTCAAGCAGGTGAAGGCGCAGCTACCGGTGACGAAGAAGGTATTCAAGGCGAAATCGAAGGTGCTTTGAAAGAAGAAGCTCCTGAAGGTACTTCAGATGAAGAAATTAAGATGACTAAGGATTCTAGCTTGCTAGTTGATTCTTACAAAGACACAATCGGCTTGGCCGAGATCTTAGTTCCTGGCATCCGTGTTCCTACGTTCGATCGCGCTGCAAAACCTGGCCAGTCTTTCAAGAAGATTTGTGGTTTGCGTCGTCAAGCTTTGGACGTTGCTTACAACCAACCTTCTACCCGCGCAATTCTTGATGAGTTGTTAGCTGGTAAAACTTTGAACACTAAACAGATGACCTGTGACGCTGTTCGTACCCTGTTCCGTTCTGCTGCCGCGATTAAAAAGACAGCAAATAACAATGCCGGTCGCACTGGTGACGTGAGCAACTCTGCTCAATCAGCCGGTCCTCTGTCCTTGTCTGAACTGAACAAGAAGAACGCCTCATACTGGGCCAACCACTAAGGAGAAATGAAAATGAAACAAGTTACACGCATGAAAACCCGTGACGTGGCCTTCCCATTCCGTATGGGCGCAGGCTTCTCCGGTGATGTAAACCGTACCCACCCAGCTTCAATCGAGCCATGCTTGGTTGACCCAGCTGCACCTCCTGCCATTTTTGGTCAGGCTGTGTTGATTGATCCAGCAAGCCAAGGTACACGTCCTTTCACAACTGGCGACGCTTCTAGCGCTGCTTACGGTGTGACAGTTCGTCCATACCCATTCCAACAATCATCTGCTAACAACTTTGGTGCTGCTGCTATCGGCAACGCTGGAATTGCAGGCAACGTGATTGATGTATTGCGTTCTGGTTACATCATGGTCCAAGTTAATCTTGGTCAAACAGCTCCAGTTAAAAATGGTCCAGTTTACGTTCGCGTAGCTGCAACCTCTGGCGCACACATCATCGGTCAGTTTGAAACAGCTGCTGACGGCACAAATAACGTTTTGGTAACGAATGCTAATTTCCAAGGCGGTATGGATGCAAACGGTGTTGCTGAAATCTTCATCACCCCAGCTAACTAAAATAAGGAGCTAACAATGAGCAACATTCTTTTACCACGTCGCAAGGTTCGCGACATGATGACTTTCGATTCAGGCTTCCGAACAATCGACAAAATGGGCAACATGGTTGGTCGTCCTTTGGGTGGTTCATTCCGCACAGCTGACGGTCGTACAGTTGATAGCACAGGCGCGTTCTTGGTTGGTGAATTAGAGCGCTTAGACATGACCTTGCACGAGCCTTTGGCTTCTGTGACTTGGGGTCGTGACTTGGATCTGCGTGAAGACGTAACGATTGCTGATGAAGTTTCTAGCTTCACATTGTCTACCTTCGCTTCAGCCTCTGGTTTAGGCGCTGGACAAGGCGTTGGTAACGGCAAGGCATGGATCGGTAAGAATACCGACCAGATCACTGGCATCTCTGCTGATATCGCCAAAGTACCACATCAATTGCGCCCATGGGCAATGGAACTCAAGTACACCATCTTGGAACTTGAATCTGCTGCTAAACTCGGCCGTCCAGTAGACCAACAGAAGTATGAAGGTTTACAGCTCAAGCATCAAATGGACATTGATGAGCAAGTGTATATTGGTGACTATTCCACTGGCGACACTGGTCTAGTTAACAACAGCTTGGTAACAAACGTTCAGCCTGTAGTTGCTGGCGCTTCTACCTTCACACAATGGTCTAAGAAGACTCCTGACGAGATCCTTGCTGACGTTAACACTGCGTTGACATCAGTATGGCAAGCCTCTGCATGGGCAGTCATCCCAGGTCGTTTGTTGTTGCCACCAGCACAATTTGGTTACATCTCAACAGCTAAAGTTTCTAATGCTGGTAACGTGTCCATCCTCAAGTACATCCAAGAGAACAACCTCTTGACTACTTCTGGTAAGGGCAAGTTAGAGATCTTCCCATTGAAATGGTTGATCGGTGCAGGTGTAGGCGGTACTATCGGCACACTCGGTACAGTTGACCGTATGGTAGTTTACACAAAAGAGAAGCAACGTGTTCGTTACCCAATGACATTGTTGCAACGTACTCCAATCCAGTACGACTCGATCTACCACAAGACTACTTACTTCTGCCGCTTAGGCGCAGTTGAAGTTGTCTACCCAGAGACCATCGGCTACTTCGACGGTATCTAAACCTTGCAGCTTGAGACCTCTACTTATCACGAAAAGTAGGGGTCTCTTTTTTCTTTAGGAGAATTACCGTGGCTAAAAAAGATCAAGCAACCCAAGTTGAAGATCAAGAATTAGATCAGGCAGAAGTAACAGAGCAAGCTGAACAAGCTGAAGCCCTGCCAGAACAAACCAACGCAACAGAGCAAGCCGAACCAGCGACAGAAGCTGAGCAGCCTCAAGCAGCTCCTGCAGATGAAGCAGTTTACGTAACAGTGACAGTGCCAAAAGCATTTAAACTACGCACAACACATGATCACATTGTTGATTATGCCGCCGGAATCTGCGAGATGCCAATTGAGCATGCTGAGCATTGGTATGCAAAAGCGAATGGCGTTACAATTTACAAGAAGTAATTAAGGAGAGCGATTATGCCGTTAATTCAAGGAAGTTCAGAAAAAGCATTAAAAGAGAATATTGCGACAGAGATCAAGCATGGCAAAGATCCTAAGCAGGCGGCAGCAATCGCTTACGAGACTCAGCGCGCAAACGACGAATACGAACCAACAGTTGTCGAATGCGTGCCTGAGCACGTAACCTTGGCAACGATTAACGAAGAGAACAAGAAATATTGGGCTCATCGTGGTGGTGAAGAATCAAGCTCGGAGGCTTAACCATGGCCAAGCACATTCACATTCATTTAGGTCCTGCGAAAGCACGAGACGCAAAGCAGCACTACAACGAAGGTTCGATGGCTGCGACCAAAGGCGTAAAGTACGATGAGAACCCATACGAGAAGGGTACACAAGAGCATTTAGACTGGTCTAAAGGTCATAATGATCTTCGTGCGAAGCGTGCTAATGATAAAAAAGCAAAAGATGCAGAAGGCTATAACGCCAGACTTGCAAAAAATTTGCCAAGGCGTATTGAGAACTTGATCGCTAAGATTGATTCTTTAGCGCAGCTCAAAGCAAAGCTCTCGGCTGTTTTGCGTGACGCAAATGAACTTGCACCAAAAGTTGACAAGTTGACTGAACAAGATCTCTCAAAAGAGTTGCACAAACTTGACATGGGCTCTATTATTGGGGCTGAAAAAATCCTATGACCAAGCACATCCATATCCACCTAAGTAGCCGTGCAAAAGACGCGAACCCAGATGGCACCATTGGTCCTGATGAGGAGCGTCGCCGCAAAGAAGTCGTAGAGAAAGCTCGTAAACTTAAAGAAGACTTGAAAAAAGAAGCCTATTCAATTGGTGGAAACTTTCGTGGTCCTGGCATCTGGGCTGAAATTCAACGTGTTCTAAAGAGCTAATCATGACCACTCATATTCACATTCATTCAGGTAAAGCAAAAGATGCTGGCATCATCGGCACCCTTGCAAGTGCGCAGCGTGACCTTGCTAGAATTACTGCTGATTTAAAAGCACTTGCTGGCAACGAGCGTGTTCTTACAAACAGATTCTCAGTTGATAAAGCTGCAGGAGCTGCCAGAACCGCATTAGAAGCTGTCGAAGCCGCAATCAAAGCAAATCCACGCTAGGAACTATCATGGCAACTCCAACCCTTGACACGGCAACCTTTAGGCAGCAATTTCCTGAGTTTGAATGCACACAAACCTATCCAAAAGCGCAGATTGATTTTTGGTTAGATGTTGCAGGCCGGTTTGTCGATGGGTCACGTTGGGCAAACTCAACAAACCTAGGGGTTGCTCTTTATACGGCTCATCAAATCGTACTAGAGGCCAAGGCCCAAAAAGAATCTTCTGTCGGCGGCATTCCAGGTCAACAGACTGGCCCAATTAGCAGCAAGGGCGTTGACAAGGTCTCGATCGGGTATGATACTGGCGCAGTAACAGAAAAAGATGCTGGTCACTGGAATCAAACGATTTATGGCACCAGGTTCTACCGCCTTGCTAAGATCTTTGGAGCTGGCCCACTACAAGTCGGCATCGGCTACACTCCCCCATTAAATGGTCCAGGCTGGCAAGGTCCTTTGACCACCCCTGGCTTTACTAACTTTGGAAGCTAATCATGGCAATTCATATTCACGTCCACCGCAAAACAAAAGATACACAAGTCGTGGAATATAAAGGTTATAGAATCCTCGAAACTGTCTTTAATACATGGAACGGAGCCCACGTTGGGCAGGGCTCTGGACTTTTGCCGTACCCTAAAAATTCAGATAAGAAAAATATCAATGAGGTAAAAGCGATCATTGATGATCTCATCAGAAAACGTGATAACGCGCTTGTGCTAAAGAAAAAAGCTCAAGACTTGATGAAAGAAGTTAAACACAAAGAATCTCGAAAAGAAACTGTTACTCCAGCTGAACGCGCAGCAATGGAGAAAGCTGTTTCCTCATATAACAGACTTGGTGCTGTTGTTCGTATGCAGCTTGGTGATTTATAACTCCTAATGCAAAACCCTGCTAAACTCATCACAAATAAGCTGCCCAAGTTACTGGCAGCTTTTGATGCTTTAGTGCAGAAAGATGTGCTTGTTGGCGTGCCTAGATCAAAGACTGCGAGAACAGATGAACCGATCAATAATGCAACCTTGGCTTACATTCATGACAACGGGGCTCCTGCAAATAATGTGCCTGCAAGGCCTTTTATGCGCCCTGGTATTAAACGCGCCACGCCAACCATTCGGGCAGAATTTAAAGTAGCTGCTTCAGCAGTCCTGACTGGCAACGAAGGCTTGGTCAATGCCTGCTTAAACCGAGCTGGCCTAGCTGCTCAAAACGCAATTCGTGGTGTTATCACAGAAGGTATTCCACCACCGTTAAAGCCTGCAACAATTGAAGCCCGTAAATATGGGCGCAAGACAAAGTCTATGCGCAAGGGCGAAAAAGAATACATGAAGCAGATCGCTGAAGGAGCTTCTCCTGCAGAAGCCCAAGCATCTGTTGGCATTACACCGTTGGTCAATACTGGCCAACTTAGAAATTCAATCATCTACGTGGTGAAAAAATAATGGCTCTCTTAGACATGTCAGATGCCCTTCTAGATCCAATGTTCTTAGATACCTTCAAGGTGCTAAGACGTCAGGAAGTTATGGGAGATAATGGCCGGGGTGAAAATGTCATCAGAACCTACAATCCAGTGTACGGAACTGTGACGATGAGTAGTCCATCAGATCTTGGGCGCGACGTAGACTTTCAAGCGACGACAAGAACAATCTCGGTGGTGCTCAAGTTCCAACTCCAATCAGAGGTGACTGGATATCAAGCTGACGTGATAGTATGGCGTGGTGATAATTATGTGGTCCGTCATGTGGACTACTACCCACAATTTGGCGAGGGTTTTTACCAAGCCGAATGTGAATCCATGGATAAGACTGACGTCAACCCAGCTAAGGTAAGAATATGAGATTAGAAGATAAATCAGGCACTGTCCTTAAAACGGGTACGGCCCAGATCCTCTTAGAAAAGAATGATCTTCGAAAGGGCTTCTTTATCCAGAACCTCAGTCCAAGCCATTCGATCTGGATAAACGATCTAGGACCTGCATCGTCTGGTCTAGGTTCAATCAGAATTGACCCAGGTCACATGCATTCAACATTACAATACTACCCAGTAGCTAAGGGCGAAGTATCAATCCTGGGCAATCAGGGAGTTCAATTTACATGCAAGGAGTGGTAACATGGCAGTTCACATTCATATCCATAAGAAGTATAGAGATTCAATGGAAGGCAGTGTATTCCACGCCGGTCAGATTGCTTCAGCGATTCGCTTGCTCGAGGCCAGGAAAGATCTTTCCTCTTCTGAAAAACAGATGCTCATCGCAGTAGTCAAGAGGATGTCACTGTCAGAGGTCTCTAAACATCTTCAAGAGCTCTTAAAGAAAGCCCGCTCAGCTAAAGACTCCACAAAAGAAGAATCTTACACATCCTTGTATCAAATGGAAAAAGCAGTGGCAGCCATGAAGACCAAGGGCTGGTTTGTGGTATCACATGTTAAAAATTCAGATGGTACTTTCACAGTAAAATACCAGCAAGGAGCGGGTACAAGATGAGCAACACTTCGGCAACTGGCGGTTACCTAACACCATCGAGCTCACCAGCTCCATTGGAAGGTGAAGCCCTTGTCGACTTTGTGCAATCTTGGGTTGTAGGAATCACTGGTATGCTAGGCAAAAATGTTAGGCCTCGTTGGCAGCCAGAGTCAACAAATATCCCGCAAGAAGATGTAAGTTGGGCAGCGCTTGGTGTTGTTCGGCGTGAAATTCAGACGTTCGCGTATGAAAAATTTATCCCGAATGAGACCGGTGGATATGGTCAAGTAATTAACCATGAGATCATGCATTTCTTGATTTCATTTTATGGTCCTAATGCTGATCTTAATTCACAGGTGCTGCGAGAAGGCATGTATTTGTCTCAGAATAGGGAAATCCTTAGCCTGAACAATATGGGCTTAGTAGCTTGCGGCGAGATTGTTACGCTGCCAGAGTTGTTAAAGCAAAAGTGGTTATATCGCGTTGATCTGCCTTTTTCAATCCGCAGACAGATTGTTCGTGATTACCCAGTGCTCAATATTTTGTCTGGAGATATCCGGTTAGATAATGAGCACTACATTACTGATATCGCGGTTAACCAATAGGAGAAAAATCCATGACCAGTACACTTCCCATCAATCGATTAGTCAATGCAAGTGTTAACTTAACACCTGCAGGGGCGCAATTTCAAAATCTTTCAACTTTGTTGATTATTGGTTCTTCTACTGTCATTGACACAGTGACACGTATGAGAACTTATACTAGTTTATCTGGTGTTGCTTCTGACTTTGGGGTAACTGCTCCTGAGTACTACGCAGCGGCTCTTTGGTTTGAACAATCACCACAACCAACTACATTAAACATTGGTCGCTGGGCAAAAACCAATTCTGCTGGCGAGATGTATTGCGCATCTTTATCGGCTTCTGCGCAGGCAATGAATACTTGGACTTCAATCCTATCTGGATCGTTCCATGTATCAATCGACGGAACTGGCCATGATGTTACAGGCTTGAACTTTTCAGCTGATGCAAACTTAAACGCAGTTGCTGCAACAATCCAAGCTGCAATTGATTTAATCGTAACTGGCGTGACTGTTCAATGGTCGTCTAATTACTCTCGCTTTGAGTTTGTTTCTGGTACTACCGGAACAACTTCTTCTGTGAGCTTCTTAACTGCTGCAGCTACTGGCACAGACATTAGCGCTTTGCTTGGCGGCACTTCAACTTCATCTGGCGCCTACCTAGTTCCTGGTATTGCCGCTGAAACAGCAATCCAAGCATTAGAGTTGTTTGACCTCCAGTTTGGCCCACAGTGGTACGCAACAACAATCCTTGGCGCATCTGATTCTGACCATCTTGCTTGTGCTGCTTACATTGAAGGCGCAACCACTAAGCATCTATACGGCATTAGTACACAAGAAGCTGCGGTATTGAATTCTTCTGATACAACGAACATTGCCTATCAAGTTAAACAGCTTGGATATAACCGCACGCAAACTCAGTACTCTAGCTCTAGCGCGTATGCAGTTTGCTCTTTGCTAGCTCGCATTTTAACAACTAACTATAACGGCAACAACACTGTTATCACGCTGATGTACAAACAAGAGCCTGGTATCGCTGCTGAAACCTTAAACGTAAATCAGTTAAATGCCCTTGAGTCATTTAATTGCAACGTGTTTGTTGCTTATAACAACAACACAGCAATTATTGAGCCTGGTGTTTGCGCGTCTGGACAGTTTATCGACGTGATTACAGGAACAGATTGGTTAGCGCTTGATATTCAGACTAGCGTCTACAACCTGCTCTACACAACACCAACTAAGGTGCCACAAACTGACGCCGGTAACCATTTGATTGCAACAACAATTGAAGCAGTTTGCTCACAAGGCGTGACTAACGGTTTGTTAGCTCCAGGTGTTTGGAATAGCGGCGGCTTTGGTGCGTTGAATCAAGGTGACTACCTACCTAAAGGCTTCTATGTTTATGCCCCTCCAATCGCAACTCAAAACCCTGCTGATCGTGCAGCTCGCAAATCAGTTGTGTTCCAAGTAGCTGCTAAGTTAGCTGGAGCCATCCATACAGTTGATATCATCATCAACGTTAATCAATAATTAGGAGAGATCAATGACAACATATAGCTTCTTAGATACGCAAGTTGCAATCACCGGACCTGGTGGTTCTATTAACTTAGGTGCTGGTGCAGCAGTTTCAGAAGAAGGTATCACAGTAGAGCCTACTGAAGATATCAACACCATGACTATCGCAGCTGATGGTACGCCAATGCACTCATTGCATGCCAATAAGTCTGGCACCATTACTGTGCGTCTGCTTAAGACCTCACCGGTAAATCAGCAATTGAGCTTGATGTACGCGTTTCAAACCGCATCTGGTGCTAATCATGGCCAGAATACGATTAGTATCGCTAACAGTCAAACTCAAGACGTGATCACATGTCAGATCGTGGCGTTCCGTAAGGCGCCTGCGATTACCTACGCAAAAGAAGCCGGCATGAATGAATGGACTTTCCAAGCCGGTATTATTGATCGTACACTCGGGAGCGGTGCATAATGATTGACCTCAATTGTGGCCAGTTTGATATCGGCAAGCTAACTGTTTTCGAGCAGTTAGCGGTTGCTCGCAAATTAGGTCCTGCAATTCCAATCGTAGAAGGTCTAGTGGCTGATCGAAACGCAGGCAAGGATGTTACCTTGCTTGTCGTTTTATTGCTTTCTAGATTGTCTGATGAAGAGTCAGATGAGATTGTTAAGAAGTGCTTAGGTGTAGTCTCAATCAAGCAAGATACCGGTTGGGTGAAGTTAATGCCCAATGGCGTGTTGATGTTCTCTGAGATTGACCTAGCTACTTTATTGCAGTTGACAGCATCTGTCATTGTGGAGAATCTTGGAAGTTTTTTCAATTCCGCCCTAGCCAGTTTGCAACAAGGGGCGGTGGATCAATAGTACTTGCTCGGATGTCAGGTGAAGAAGACTGGCTTCTTCGACCTGTTCTTCGAGGGATGTGTCAATACGAATCTTTAGTTAATGGGAAAATCAATCTCATAGATATTGCAAAGATGAATGAGGCACTTGATGTAGAAGCAGAGAATCAGGAACGGGTGAGCCATGCAAGGAAGCGCTGAAATTCTTCAGGAGTATTTAGTTAAGCTTGGTTATCAAGTTGATGCTTCATCCTACCTGAAATTTAATGAGAACCTTAACACAACTCAAAAGCGCCTGCTCGGTGTCGGTACAGCCGCTGCTGCAGCCGTCGCAGCCACTGTTGCGGCCACCACAAAGTTTGCTTACGCGACACGAAAAACATTTTTTGAGTCAGGTATTTCTGGCACGACGCCAAACTCAGTAAAGGCGTTCAGTAAAGCTGCAGAACAGATTGGCATCTCAGCAGACTCTGCAGAATCTAGCTTACAATCATTTGGATCTACCTTACAAAATACTCCTGCAATGAAGGGGTTTTTTGAAACAATCACCGGTAGAAAAGCTGATACAAACAACTTAGAAAATTATCTTCGGCTTGTTGAAGCTTTAAAAAAGAAGTTTGGAGATACTGCCGAAGGTAGGGGTGTTGCTGCGCAGTTTGCAGAGCAGTTTGGAATCAGTAAAGAGCAATATCTTTTAATGGCTCAAAATTTTGATTTGCTAGCTGAAAAAACAAGAAGCTACAAAAATCAACAAGACTCACTGTTTAATGAAGAAGATCAACAAAAATTAGCTCACTACGCAAACACCGTAGACAGCCTAAAAAATTCATTCGTCTTTGCTGGTGAAGCTCTTCTATACAAATTTGGTCCTGCATTAGATAGCATCGCATCTAAAGCTGACGCGCAAGTTGCAGGACTATCAAAGTGGGCGCACGGAGAAATTGGATTCTGGGATTGGTTGACAACCTCAGGAGAAGATGCAGAAAAACGCTGGGGTAGTAAGTCCAAGCCTTTAAACGGCCCAAAACCTGAAGGAGCTTCACCTGCTGAAAATACAAGCGAAAACGTAGATAAGTTTTTAAAGGGCATTAAAGGCGTTGAATCATCTGGCGGAAACTACGGCGCAAAAAATCCTCTTTCAACAGCATCTGGGGCGTATCAGTTTATTGATAGCACCTGGCAGTCGTTAACTAAAAAATATGGCGTTGGTCAAGAATTTGGCAGCGCTAAATCAGCACCAAAAGAAATCCAAGACACAGTTGCAAAAAAGTACGCGTCTGAATTACTTCAACAATACGGCGATATGGGCAAGGCGGCAAATGTCTGGTACACCGGAAACCCACAAGGCAAAATGACCTCTGAAGGTCTAGCTGCAAACAGAGGGTTCACGTCAGAACAATATCAAGATCGTTTTAACCGATCATTAGGTGGTGGCGGAAATTCTTCTACTGCAAATAATGTGACTATCAAAAATGATTTTAATGTTACTGGTACTGATGCCCAATCAATCTCAAAGAGCATTGCTATGACGCTTCAACGGCAGATTGGTGATGTAACAAGAAATACTGCGGGACTACAACCATGAGCAATTTTACTGGCTACGCAATTGCCGGCCTTCAATTAGGTCTGAATGCAATTATTATCAAACCTAACCGTCGATTCTTTAATATCAAGAATCCTGATGGTTCTACATTGCAATCAATCAAGGCACAAGCTACCATCAGAGAGATTCATAACGACGAATTGGAAGTCACTGAGCATCCTGTTGAGGTCGGAGCAATGATCTCTGACCACGCGTTTAAAAGACCTGCAGAACTAGTTTTAGAGATTGCCTGGTCAAACAGCCCATCAGGTTTTGGGCCATTGATCAATGCTGGTTTATCTGCAGCCACAGCTGTTGGAGCTACAAATGCATCAGCCAATCGAATTGTTAATGCTGCAGCTATTGGGGTTGCGGCTTATCAAGCAGGTAGCTTAATTCAATCAGCAATGACAGGTTCTGAAGCTAGTCAAATCAATTCGATCTATAAACAACTTCAAACTTTGCAGAAAAATAGAGCACTCTTTTCAATTCAAACTGGAAAACGACTTTATCAAAATATGATCTGCAAAAGCTTAGTTGTTGAAACTGAGGAAAAAAGCGAGAATGCATTATTTGTTGTGATGAACTGCAAAGAAGTTATTCTTGTGAATTCCCAAACTGTTTTGCTTTCTAGCGAAACTCAAGCAGACCCAGGTAAAACAGAATCTACTGTCCCTAAAGGTAATCAAAGCGTCATTCCTTACAGCGACGTGAAGGTGGCATAATCATGGCAGCATACGAAATTCCATTAAGTCCCCAAGCGCAAAGTTTTTCTATCCAGTTAGGCGGACAAACTTATCAGATTTACATGCGTTGGAACAGCTTTTCTAATATTTGGACGATCGATATTTCAGATAGTCAGGGAAATCCTATGGTTCAAGGAATTCCTTTGGTGACTGGAACTAATTTATTAGAGCCTTATCCAGACATGTATTTTGGCGGGACTCTTACAGTTTCAACAGACGGCAACGCTACGGCTGTTCCGACCTTTTCTAACATTGGTACATCTTCGCATCTAATCTTTACCACACCATGACCACTCTTTCAAATCAATGGATCAGAAAGATCAAACTTAGTGTCATCAGCGACAAAGCTGTTATCAATCTGTCTGAATTCAAAATTAAATTTAGCACACAAAATGCTGATGTCGAAGTTCCTGATAATCTGGTAGCTCGGGTTTATAACCTATCTCAAAACACAATTAACCAGATCCTTAGCCGGGATAAGGGCAATCTTCAAAATCTGGGCGAATTTAACCGGGTTATTTTAGAAGCTGGCTATGAGGGTGAAGGCAATTTTGGTATCATTTTTGATGGGACCATTAAACAGCTCAGAATCGGGCGCGAGAACAACATTAACTCTTATGTTGATATCTTGGCTTCTGACGGTGACCTTGGATATTCTCAATCGTTTATCAATGAAAATATCAAAGCCGGTGAGACCCCAAAAGACGCAATGCAACGGATTGCCGATGACATAAACTCCAAAAATGGTCAACCAGCATCAGACCTCAATCAGATGTTTGCTACATGGACTCCCGCTTTCGTTCCAGTGATCAGGGGACAGGTCCTATTTGGAATGAGTAGATCACAAATGAGAATGTACAGCAGGTCACTGGGATCTCAGTGGTCAATCCAAAATGGTAAAGTCGTAGTCACACCATTGACGCAATACGCTTCAAATGAGGTTGTCAAAATCAATTCTGCAACTGGCATGATTGGCATCCCAGAGCAGACAGACGGCGGCATCCGGGTTCGATGCCTGCTAAACAGCAAGATCAAAATTGGTCAGCTTGTGGAGCTGAATAGCAATGATATTAACCAGACCACTAATGCTGTGTCGAATCCTTCACAAATTCTTTATAATAGCCGAAGTGCAAGACAGCCCTTAGCGCCGGTCTCAAAAAACGGAACTTATATGGCTTTTGTGGTCGAGCACGTGGGTGATACCAGAGGTGATGAGTGGTACACAGATCTCATCTGTCTGGCAATCGATTTGACAACTGGCAAGGTGCCTGGAGTTTAAGAATGAACCGGAACGAGCGCTACGAGAATAATACGCTTGCCATCTTAACGGCAATGGAAGGTCACCAGAAAGAAGTCTGGACGGCTTTACCAGGGATCATCCAGTCATTTAATCCTTCTGCTATGACCTGCACAGTAAAGCCAGCAGTTTTGATCCCTCTGAAAGATCCTGAGACCGCAGAGATATCCCAGGTTGAGATTCCTGTTCTATTAGACGTTCCAGTCATTTACCCGTCTGGCGGCGGCTTTACCCTGACCTTTCCGATTAAGAACGGTGACGAATGCCTTGTGATCTTTTCATCGCGCTGCATTGACACCTGGTGGCAAAATGGCGGGTATAAGAACCAGCTACCGCTTTTAAGAATGAATGACCTTTCAGATGGTTTTGCTCTAGTTGGACCAAGATCACAAGTTAGAACTGTCCCGTCTGTTAGCACTAGCAATGTCCAGTTAAGAACTGATACCGGTGAAACTTACGTAGAGATCACAACAGACCACCATATAAACCTAACCGCGCCAGCAGGATCAACAGTTACCACATCAGGAAACGTTACGATTAACGCCGCACAGGTGATTGTTAATGCGCCAACTACAACACTCAATGGAAATTTAGTAGTTAATGGCAGTATCTCAGGAAATGGCGGAACTGGAGGTTCTGGAGTTTCTATTACAGGACCTGTCACAGCCACTGGCGAGGGCACCTTCAATGGACATACTGTCGGACATCACACCCACCCAGATCCTCAAGGTGGCACTACAGGATTACCTACAGGCTAATTATGAAATATCGTCAACTATCTTCTACCGGTGATTACACCTTTGGCCTAGGAGGCGGGAATTTCTATCAGGATGTTCCGGCTGCAGTGGCTCAAGCTGTTATGACCAGATTAAAAGTATTTGAAGGTGAGTGGTTTTTAGACATAACCTACGGAACACCATACAACTCTCAAATTTTGGGAGCTGGCACAATCTCTACTTACGATGCGGCAATTCAACAAGTCATTCTAGATACCCAAGGGGTAACTAGTATCGATTCATACGCCAGCGGAGTAGATCCTACAACCCGAGCGGCTCTTGTCAACTGCACAATCAATACGCAGTATGGTCAAGCTCAACTTGCAATAAATCTATGAGATCACTATGGCCACATATCCACTAGCAACCTTAGCCCCGACAGTTAGCAATTCTGGCATTTCAGCGCCACAATACGCTGACATCTATCAAAGCTTAATTGCAACGTTTCAAAATATTTACGGGTCAGATATTTACGTAGCCCCTGATTCGCAAGACGGGCAATTCATAGCGGTTATTGCAGCCGCAATCAATGACAGCAACCAAGCGATGATAGCAGTTTTTCAAGGTTATTCACCTTACTATGCGCAAGGTACAGGATTGTCAGCTCAAGTTAAGCTTAACGGGTTGACTAGGACAATTGCAACAAACTCATCTGCAACTGGCGTAGTTACTGGCGTGGTAGGAACCATCATCACAAATGGTGTTGTTCAAGATTCCAGTGGAAATCTTTGGAACTTACCGGCATCAGTAACCATCCCGACCGGCGGATCAATTACTGTGACAGTAACAGCGCAACAAGCTGGAGCTATCTCAGCTGTTGTAGCTTCGATCAACCAGATATACAACCCACAAGTTGGTTGGCAGACCTTCTCAAATACTACGCCAGCAGTTGTTGGTGAACCCATTGAAACAGATGCAGCGCTTAGGACACGACAAGCGGCTTCTGTTGCTACGCCAGCTTTGTCTGTCAGGGAATCAATTTACGCAGCAATTGGAGCTGTTAGCGGCGTAAATCGTTACACTGTTTACGAGAACCCAACAGGATCAACTGACGCTAATGGTGTGCCAGCTCACGCGATTGCTTGTATTGTTGAGGGTGGCTCAGTAGCTGATATTACTGCAGCAATCTTTAAGCGCAAGTCGCCAGGCATTCAAACTTACGGCACAACAAGCTACACCCAAACAAGTCCACTTGGTTTGACATCCGTCATCAACTATTTTGTGCTTGGCGAAGTGAACATTTACTTCTCAGTGACAATTAAGGCTTTAGCGGGTTACGTTAGCACAACAACAGCCGATATCATTAGCGCCTTGACTAACTATGTTACGGGATTGTCGATTGGAGAAAGTGTTTATATCTCGCAAGTGCAAGCAATTGCTTCAATGATTGGATTGCCAGAAGGTCAGACTTTCTATATCACAGACTTTAGATTAGGAACAGCTCCAAGTCCAACTGGTACGTCAAATATTCCGATCGCCTATAATCAAGGTGCCAATTGCGCAGCTTCTAACATTACTGTGACGGTGACCTAATGAGCGGCAACGTTACTCCCTACACCAGCTTGATCACGTCTGAATATCAGACGGCTCCTAAATTTATGTCCATGGTGTCAAGTGTTTGCCAAGCATGGGCAGATACTATTGCGCTGGCACAATCAACACCAAGTCTTTATGACATTGATGTAGCATTTGGAGCGCAATTAGACGCAATTGGTTTATGGGTTGGTCTTCCAAGAACCATTCAAACTCCGTTACTAGTCTATTTTAGTTGGGACACTACAGGACTAGGTTGGGATCAAGGTATCTGGTATGGAAATGGACAGCCAATTAACTATTCAGTGACCATGGACGATGGCACGTATAGGATTATGCTTAAGGCAAAAATCGCAGCGAATCAATGGGACGGTTCTACTGAGCAGTATCTGGTTGATTTTCAAGAGGTGTTTTCAGGAACTGGCATCACAATTACATTTGTCGATAATCAAAACGATACGATCGACGTTTACTTTTCAGCTAAGCCATCAGCATTACTAATTGGCCTGCTTCAAAATGGATATCTGCCACTTAGACCGGCTGGTGTCCTTCAAACTTTCCACTTCCCACCATAAGGATTAGATTATGTCAGGTACTAATCAATTTTTGCCGTTTGCCACCCAATCAGGTGCAAATACGCTCACACCTACTGCTTACGCAGCTTTAACAACTGTCGTCGGTCAAGGATTTCAACCAGGTCTTGCATCGTCTCAGCAAGCAAATACTGTTTGGCGTCAAGCGACATTTGTAGCCGCTGCAGTTGCTCAACTCATTGCCAATGACGGAAACAACGCAAACGATGATGGCAACTTAAGCGGGTTTGTTACTAACTTAACAACTGCCATTAAGAATATCTTTGTCCCATCTGGTACAAGAATGGTTTTCGCCCAGGCAGCTGCACCAACAGGTTGGACGCAAGATACTTCAGACACTGCAAACAATCGTATGATGAGAGTTGTTAGTACAGCAGGCGGTGGTGTAGGTGGTAGCGCAGATCCTACAATCATGAATGTTGTTCCATACCATACACACGGATTTACAACAGGTGGTATGAGCGGAAATAATCCGCATAGCCATGGTGTATATGATCCTGGTCACGCTCATTCACCTTTGCATGGCACTCAATTTATAGTTCAAACAAACTGGGACGGCAATGGTGGTAACTTAGTTGACGGCGGTGTAAATGCTAGCTACGACGGAGGTGGTACCACTGCTGGTGCTGCAACAGGCATTGGCATATATAATACTGACATCAATCACTCCCACTCAGGTGGAACTGATGGCGGCTCTAGTCAACAAAACTGGTCTCCAAGATACGTTAATTTAATCATCTGTCAGAAAAACTAAGGACTGAAAAATGGAAATTTCCACTACTGGATATCAATGGGGTACACATAACCAATATATTGGTGAGTATCAAATTGTCCATCAAGAAGATCAACCAATTCACATGCCTCCACACACGACGCTTATTGCACCTCCGACAATCCCAGAAGGTCAAGAGGCGATTTGGAACGGGGAAGCTTGGACTTTGACAGGGCCTGCCGCTGAACCTGAAGCAGTTGAAGAATCTGCGCAAACTGTTGAGGAGCCAGCAAGTGGAAACTAAAACAGTTCTTACTTGCCCATTAGGCAGCAAGTGCGAAGAAATCAAAAATAATCAGATGCATCGCTGCATTTGGTTTACGAAGTTAGCTGGTACAAATCCAAACACTGGCGAAACTGTAGATGAAAATGGTTGCGCAATGGCCTGGCTACCTGTTCTTTTGGTAGAAAATTCTCGTCAACAAATGAGCACAGCGGCAGCTGTAGAATCATTTAGAAACGAGATGGTTGATGCAAATCAAGCAAGCAGACAAGTTTTTCTAAGCGGATTATCAGCCCTTCCAATGGCTGCGCCATCCAAAGACATCAACGAAAATTAACAATAGGGAGAGTAGTATGGATTCGGCAATCATTGGTGTAGTGTGTGCAGTTGTTGTTGGAATTATGGGCTATCTGCTAGCTAAAAAAGATGCTGCGCAAGAAGCTCAATTAGAAGATCTCTATAAGAAGCATGAGGCAGATGCTTCAAAGTTGCAGACGTTGGAGGTAAAGATTGCTGAGAATCACTACCCAAAGACTGAAATCAATGCGATTGTTGAAAACTTAAAAAAGTACTTGGACGACCGCTTTGATCGTATTGAAATGATGAGTCGTCCAAAATGAAACTTTACGACAACTGGAAGACAATCGTCAAAGAAGCATGGTCATTAAGATTCATGGAATTGGCGGTTATTTGCGAGGTCGCGCAGGTAGTTCTTCCAATGTACACTGATGTGATTCCAAGAGATGTCTTTACGGCTCTTATCATTCTTGCAGTTGCTGGCGCGTATGTCTCTAGATTGGTTCGCCAACAAAACGTATGAGTCTCACAGATAATCAACGCCGGATCATTGCAGCAACTGCCATAGCAACAGCTTTAGCTGTTCCTGCAGAAGGCTTACGTCAATACGCGTACGACGACACAGGCGGCATCTTAACCGTTTGCCGTGGTCACACTGGTCATGACGTTGTCATCGGGAAGAAGTACAGTCTTGCTGAGTGTGATCAATTCATGAATGATGATATGAAAAAAGCCGTTGAGATTGTAGAGCATTGTGTGCCAGGGCTTCCAGCAAACGTCTTAGGTGCTTTTGGTGATGTTACCTATAACGAAGGAAGAACTGCAGCCTGTGACACCTCTAGATCAACTGCGGCGCGTCTTTTAAAAGCCGGTAAACTTAAAGAGGCATGTCAGCAGCTTCCTAAGTGGAATAAGGCAAAAGTTGGTGGCAAGTTAGTTCCGCTGCCTGGTTTAACAAAACGCAGAGCTGCTGAAGTAGCTGTCTGCATGGAAGGACTATCATGAGTCTAATCGGAGATGTTGTAGATACGGCATCGGGTGGCATGTCAATCTGGGTAAAAATTGGCGCCATACTGACTGCCATTGCTTTAGTCATTGCTGGTCTTTACGGGACTGCAAAACACTTTGAAAACGTTGGCTATCAACGACGGATTTCTGAAGAGCAGGTGCAAGGCATTAAGGATCTAAAAGCCGCCGCAGAAAAAACAAAAGAACTTCAACACCAACTTAATGAGGCCCAAAATGAACTCAACATTCAAAAGCAAAAGCTTGCTACTCTTACTAGTACTAACAATCAGCTTACTAGCAAGCTGCGCGAATCAACCGCCAAGTACAACCTTAATCTGTCCTACTATTCCAGACAAGCCCTCGAGAAGCGAGTCGAAACCCTCACAACAGTGGTCACAGAGTGCACAGCAGAATATTCAGCGTTGGCAGGACATGCTGACACAACAGAACTAGATCTTCAAATGTTTGATAAGAGTTGGCCAAAATGAGTGATATTGCAGACGACGCAGAACATGAAATAGAAGCGGTCATTCGAGCCGCCAGGCTCCGAGCCGCTAAGCCTATGCCAAAAGGCGAGCCTGGTGAATGCGAACTCTGTGGTGAATACTCACCAAGACTGGTCTTTAATGTATGCGCACCATGTAGGGATAAATACCACCTAAAATAAAGGAGTTCTATGCCAGGTTACATAGTAGATGATGAGTCATTCATCAAGTGTTGGAATGAATTAAAAAGCGCCTCGGCAGTCAGCAAAGCTTTAGCAACTGACATTAGAGCAGTTTATTTTAGAAGACGCTCGCTTGAAGTTAAGTACGGCATTAAGCTTGTGTCAAAGAGTGGGCCAGGTAGGCCATTTGAAATTATCAAAAAGATCGAACAGACTAATGGCCATGTCCGCCGCGGGATGGACATTAAAAAGGGTCGGGTTGTTGTATTCTCTGACGCTCATTTTCAACCAGATGAAGTCACCACTGCGTATAGGGCTTTGCTAGCGGTCCTTAAAACATTTAAGGGCGAGATTAAAGCAATTGTGGCTAATGGTGATATCTTTGATGGTTCACAAGCTTCTAGGCACCCACGAATTAACTGGTCATCAACACCAACTGTCAAAGAAGAACTAGAAGCCTGCCAGGAATTCATGGGAGGCATCGAGAAGCTTGCAGGAAACGCTGAACTGATCTGGTGCTTAGGTAATCACGACGCTAGATTTGAGACGTTCCTGAGCAATTCTGGTGCAACCTCGTATGAAGGTGTCCAAGGCTTTACATTAAAAGATCACTTCCCATTCTGGAAGAGTTGCTGGAGCTTTTGGGTAAATGAAGATACCTGCATCAAACATCGCTGGAAAGGTGGTTTTGGGGCTGGTCGGGCAAACGCATTAAACTCCGGCGTCAACATGATCACTGGCCACACGCACAATCTATCAGCCGCCCCAATAACAGATTACAACGGAACACGATGGGGTGTGCAGACTGGTACATTGGCAGATCCTAAATCTGAGGCGTTTATTCACTACATCGAGGACGCACCAACAGATTGGCGATCTGGTTTTGTCTTACTGTCATTTGAAAATGGTAGGATGCTAATGCCTGAGCTCATTATGGTGTCAGGTGAAGACGAGTTTGAATTTAGAGGTTGCATAAATAAGGTGTAATTATGACTACTATCGTTGGTGATTGGACTAATAAAATTCTGGTGTCTGACAGTCAATTTTCAGATGAGGACACTGGCATTAAGTACTTTGAAGAGAAAATTGTGCCGATTGAAGGTGGGTGGTTAGGGGTGGCTGGCAACTGGAGTGATTGTGACAAGGTAGTCGAGTACATTAACAAAAAGAGTAAAGTAAAACCAAAGCTTAAGCCTGATAGTTCTTTTATCAAGCTAACTAAAGAAGGTCTCTTTTACTGTGGTGAAGATCTTGAATGGGAAAGAGCTAAAACTTTTATGGCAATTGGATCTGGCGCCATGGCTGCTGAAGTTTGCATGCGCATGGGTCTAACTGCTGAAGAGGCTGTCAAATGGGCTTGTAATGTTGATCTAAAGAGTCACGAACCTATTAAAACTTACAACCTATAAGTACTAAATGACTCGTTTATAAGTCATTTAGTAGCTAACATGTACAAGCCAATATTTGAGAATGAATACCCGAAGTAAACAACAGCCATCCAAACATTTCCACGGTAGAGCTGCTCGCAGGCAATATATGAGTAAATCATACCTGTGACGATGATAAGCCAGGCAGACATTATTCAATCCCATGAAATCGTTCAACGGCTCTGATTAAGGCAAAGCTGCCATTTCCAATTATGTTAAGAAGATCATCAGCCTCCTTATGACTCATTGGCCGTTGGATTGGCATCCGTCGTAGGGATTTACATTCATTATCATCACAAGGCTTTTCACAATGTTGGTGATCATTCATGATTTACGAACTCCTTTGTGGCACCATTTGGAAAGTACAACACCCCGCAATATAAGCTAGGTGTTGTATCTAAGCTGTAAGCGCCTGGACGAAGATGATTTTTCTTTTTTAATTCTTTTCCATCGTAGATCTTTGTTGATGGTAGTACTTGAATTGATGGCGTGTGTTTAATCTTTGTCATTATCTAAATCCTGAAATCCTAGGTGAAAAAACAAACGTTGCTTCATACGGACGATCTTGTCTTTTAACGTTAGGGTCAACGAGAGCACGAATATTCCAACCAAAATTAACGTAAAGACACCTAGAAGAACCAAAAAGTTGCCTAACCAAAGTATACTGAAATAAACTGTCGGCGTGCACTGTGAGATGTCCTGCAACGGCATTGTCGTTATCCTTAATGAGATTGTTGCCAGTAAAGGTGGCAGGTGTTAATCCAGGGATATATCTTAAAGCAAAGCTGTACGCTGGATTTCGTAGAAGCCATTTTACTTGATGCCAATACATAGGCACATCTAGATTGTCAATGATGAAGGTATCATCACCTAACAAGCTGTTATCTGGTGTCTGAAACCAATTTAGCCACGACGGCAATCTTGGTTCTACTCCGACACCCGATCCATTGTTAATTGGCCCTGACTTATTTGACGCAAACAAGGGCAAAATTGGAGCCAGAAGAATGGCTAGTAAAGTCACAAAGATGTTAATTACAGCCAATAGTGCGTACTCTAAATAAATCATGAAAATCCTCCTAATTTGATGGAAAGCCTAATGGCTGATAATATAATGACTGCCGCAATAATGGCTACAGCTTGCGCTATCTTATCTGCCCAACTAAATTTCATGCTGTCTCCTTTGGAGCCATTCTTTGCTTAGCTAGGCGGACACAGGCATCACAAATATAATGTCCGTTTCCGCTACCAATTAAAGCTTTTGTTGATGTTTTTGCAGCATCACAAAATGAGCAGCGCTCCTCAATTATTAGTGGAGGAGCCAATGGAATAATCTCAGCTGTCATCTTCTGGCCTTTAAGATCTTACTGATTCTTAGGTCGCTTAGAAGCGGCAGAGGTACGTCTAATCTCTTTACTTGGTTATCCTTGTGCAAACACCACTTATTTCCCATCTGAGCAATCATCTCTTTGGCGTTAATCTCATTTTGTTTAACTAGTAAGTCATAGATCGCGCCATTAAATCTACCGCGCTCAATCATTTGCTTTAGTAAGTTTTTGTCATTTGCAGTCATTTTAAAATTCCTCTCCATTGTTTAGTTTTCCAGCTTGTTCTCCAACCTTGCCACTCGTCAGCTCCATCAATAGTAGTTGATTGCAGCGACCAGTATCTACCAGTCCAATATTGATATCCTATAAGACCGCCCTTTAAAACAGTCTGGTAGACCCCAATATGAACTGGATCAACTCCTTTAGGAAACCACGGGCTCAGTTTCATAGGTTACACCTCGCCATTCGAAGTCTTGAATAACACAGTTTTGTGAATGTTTGTTTGCAGCAGCTCCATCGATCGTATGGGAGATGACTCCCCAGCCACCAAGGCGCCAATACGCAAAGTTTAATATTGGTGTGCCTATAGTTGAGATCCACTTGACCCGGTAAACCCCTTCTCTAACAGGCTTTATTTCAGGCGGGTACCAAAAATCTTGTTCGGTCCATGTAGCCATAAGCTCTGAATATCCGTTGTCTTTATCTACTGGCTTATCAAATATTTTATTAACGTCGATCTGAACTTTAACAATCTGTTTGCGCTGCAATCGTTTAATAATTCGCGCGGGTAACTCAAATATAATCGCAATTAAAACTATGATAATAAACGTCACAGCTGTTTTAAACTCAGTTGTTTCCATAGCTTATTTCCTCAGTATGTACAAGAACAGGCATAAGATAAGGTAGCCCAGAAATGCTCCCAGGAGAAAACTTCCATACCAAATGACTATCTCCAACAATGACCAAATTATCAAGCTTGAGTCGATCGTTATAGTTCCTACCATATTTTCGTTGTCCTTTCATAGTCTAAACTCCACTTCGTGAACCACGACAATATTATCGCCTTCTTTTGCAATAGACTGAATTTTGCCAAGTTCAGTCCATGCTCGTTTAAACATTTTGACTCCGCAAATCATTGACAATTTAAGCTTTGTTAAGGTACGCATACATTTTTCCAATCAGGTGAAAAATCAATAAGATAGTTTGAACTACTGCAAACAGACCAAAAATAATACCAGCTAAAAGTAAAATCATTACCATGATTACCCCTTCCTAAGCTCGTCGATATCTTCTCTTGCAAGCTTATGGATCATATCCACATGCTTCAGTAAATCAAACTCTTCAATCTCTAAGCTGCTAGCTAATGAAATCAATGGCATCATGATCGCAATACCAAGCCGCTTGGCAAGTTCTTCTCCATGCACCTGATCAATCAAACCCAGTGCAGTTTGAATATTTGAAATTGCTTGGACTAGATCAGCAAACTTTGGGCCTTTGTGTTCAATAGTTTTTCGCATGAACTCAAACATCTGAAAATTATCTTCCATGATTATTCCCTCATGTATTTAAAATGAACCCACTCACGTCCGGCATCTTCCCAAAGCTTTTTGGCGTCTTGATTAACGTATGCCTCAAAGAAGACAATTCGCTGGCAGCTAGTGTTTAGCAAAAGCTTTGCGCAAGTAACGCATGGACTTGTTGTTGTGTAGGCTGTATGAATCGTGTAAACATCACGACACTGTAACAAAGCATTTTGCTCTGCGTGAATTGCTTGACAACCATCTAAATTTGTCCCACTTGGTGAGTGGGCACCAGAACACGCGTTAGGAAACCCAAGCTCATGATACTGATCGTGATGATTGCAATGAGGTTGCCCAGCAGCGACCCCGTTGTACCCGGTTGCTAAAACATGTCCTCGCTCGTTTAATAGAATACAACCTACTTGACGGCGTAAGCAAGTTGATCTTCTAGAGGTCAACAAGGCCAAGTCCATCGCCCACTCATCACGATCTGGCCTCATTTCATTTGCTCCCACCAACGAATTGAATCGCCAGGTTTAGAGTCACGAAGCTTTTGAAGCGTTGCGTAAATCGCAGTGGCCTTAGTAAAACATTGGTGAGGTGTTGCATGTTGATGCTCCCACTTTCTAATTGCTGGACTTTGCGCAGCTTCCCAGTGCTCAGAGTAAATATGAGACGACGCAGCAGTCAGGTACAAGGTGCCTGGGGCGTATAAAATTCGTTCTTCAGTTGTCGCGTCATTTATTGCCCACGTCTTCTCATTAACTAGGCTGCAAACTAGGTGTGATAGCATGCTGAAGTTAAACACATCATAAGGTACACCTAACCATGCATCAGAGGACCTCATAAACACGTGGCAATTCAGTTCTAATCCTCGAATTGAGAAGAAGACAGCAACTGTGCAAGGTACATCCTTAGTCTCAGGAGGATTCTCTCGCCAGATAGTCAATCCTGCCTGCCTACTACCGGGGTCAGCAACTAACTTAGCAACTACGTACTCAATCTGATTTAAGATCTTCGGACCATAAGCCCCAAAGAAAGTTTCACCATCATCGCTAAAGTTAGCAATGTTCTTGTTATACGGCGCAATTGAAGCAACACGATCATCACCAGTTAAAATCCAATAAGCTTCAGCAGCCATGAACTGGTAGCTAAGCTTTCTAGCTGGCACTGTAAGAACTGGGCGGCGCATATCAACTTCAATAGTCCGCTGCGGGAGCTCACGTGTCATCTTACCCCTAGGAGCAACGAATCTGCCGTTGTTCATAAGGTCGTCTAATGTATCAATCCAGACTTCTGGGAAGTAGTTCATACCTTTTGTGCCTTTACTTTGTTAATAGTTGTTATCAGTGCGTAGTTTTCTCGACCATTAAATCTTTTGTGATATTGAGGATGCGGAATACCAATCGCATCGATATCTAATTTTTCTAGTTTTAGACAAGCTTCTGCGCCTAATGCAATTGCTGGTTTTCTGAGAAATGATTTCAAAACCGAAAGATCTTGATCAGCATTTATCCAAAATAGATTATTCTCTCTGATGTCAGCAATGTCTAGTTGATCTGTTAACCAGCGGCTGCAACCTTCATTTGTAAATGAGGCAAACGGCCATTGATAAAATGAATCATTGTCTTTGCGCTCTGCAAATGATTCACCAACAAGTACAATTGATGTTGGACTTAGATTACCAGCTGACGCCATACCAGTTGGATGCAAAATCATTCTTAGACCTGTTAAATCATCAGGTGTAATGCCCGCAGGCTGCATGGTGTAATCGTAGTCGTAGACTGGTAGATCAGTATTCTGCTTAACATAAAGCTCGTAAACAGTTTTCAACTGCGCATCATTGTCTAACATCTCCATGTGCTTACGACTTAGATAAGTTCGTTTAACGTCCTCCCAAGGCGGTAAGCACTTCACCACAACAGCTCCGCAACGCATCGCCAAGCGCTCAAGCATCCGGCGGTCAGCTCTGGTCATCCGATCATAACCCTCACGAAAAGCAATTCCGTAAGGGATTTCACTTAACCAGCAGCGGTCAAAGACAACTGACTGGTACCCGAGAAGCGCAGGAAGCATGGCCTCGACATACATTCTAGCTAAGCCACGTGATACTCTAGGCAAAGCAGGAAAATGGACGTACTTAGCTCCTGTGAGTTCTGCGTAAGCCTTTGCTGCAGTTGACTTACCAGAACCATCAGGACCTTCAAAGATTGTCAGGGCTGCGCTGATATTCGGCATCATCACAATGGTTCTCCTCTTTTGAATCGACTTCCTTGTTATACCCAAAGCGCTCAAGGATTTCTAGTGTCTTTGGCCCGACCCAACCTTCAGGTTTGACACAATCAACCAAATGGCCTCGCTTCGTAACACCTGGGACCTTTCGCATGTTTGCTTGATGGACGTCGTCCCACAATGCTTGCCATGGAAGACCCATCATGTTTGCAGTTCCTAGCGCAAAGTAGACCAGGTCTACAAGTGCATCTGCCTGACCAGCCAAATCTTGCGCATGTGCGGCATCAACAAATTCTTGAAGCTCTTCAAGCATGCAAGCAGTGCGCTCTTGAAGTTTTCTCAATGTCAAATGCGTTGGTTTATTGTTATGAAGATGGCCAAACTTCTTTTGGAAGTCGGCCACATCCACGTGATTCGTGAATTTGATTCCCATCAGAATGGAGCCTTTCCTTTAGCAGCAACTTTTTTGGCTGGTGCTTTAGTAGGTTTAGCTGCTGCGCCATCTAAAGGCTTACGACAAACCCAAAGATTGTTGCGTGAACTATCTGGATAAAGCGGGCCAAAGATGTTGCTGATTGCGTCGTTGTCAAAGTACTCAGCTAATGCAGTACGAACTTCTGCGATTGAAGCTTTAGATGCGCGGTCAGTATCTACCTTACCGATGTGCTTGATGTCCATAAAAGTTCCAAAGCGACGCTCAACTATGAAGCCTGCTTTTTCAGTATGCTTTTGCAAAGTCTCAACGTCCATCTCATTGATGTGATTTGCCGCCATGCGTACATGATCCCAAACTGGAGTAGACATTAACATTGCGCCACCTGGCTTTAATGAATCAAAGCAATTCTTCAAGAACTTTAAGGTGTACTTGCTGTGCATGTGCTCAATGACTTCATAATGAACCACAACATCAAAGCCATCCTTAAATTCGTCTTTAAGAAGTTCTTTATGGCGCTCAACAAAATTAAACTCACCTAGGAAAGTCAAGCGCTGACTACCTGATGGTTTAAGTTTATTTAGATCAACACCAACATACTTATCGACACGAGCTGCTGCGCCACCAGTCAAGATCTTGCTAAGCGGCTTATCTTCACCGCAACCAATCTCTAGGACCGTGTCTTTAGGTGTAATAAAACGACGAGCAAATGACCAGCGAAAAAAGTGAGCTGAGTAGTCACGATGCAGCGTGCGGCCATGACCAGCTTCGCGCAACTGGGTGTTATCAAATTCGCGGTCGTCGCGGTTCTTTTCTTTACGTTGTACCATTTTAGTTTTTCCTTAGTTATTTTGCGTCTGGTGGAGTTTTACCTTGCTTGCGCAAGTTGTTGCGATACCACTTGACGTAGGCTCGCTTTTTCTCATCAAGGCCAAATTCAGCTTGGACCTTCTCAAAAATCTGGTCGTCTGTCAGTTTACCTTCCATGATTAAATCTTGGAACATCTGAGCTGCAGACGGCTTCTTACCAGCGCTCTTAGCAGGCTTAGCAGTCGCCACTGGCTTTTCCTTAGCCGGTGAACTGGCTTTTGCTTCTTTAGGTGCAGCGCTTGCTTTCTTCGTTGGTACTGATTTAACTGCAGCGGCATTTTTCTTAGTAGTTGCCATTTTGTACTCCTTTTCAGTGATTTCAATTAGTTTCCCTAGAAAATCTAGAGCCTCCTTTGTTGCCCCGATTGTCTGTGCATAGTCAGTGTATAAACGACATGCCTTTTCAGCCGAGTAGTTAACCATTAGCGAAAACTTCTGGTCAAATTCTTTTGCCTTCATTTGCAAAACTTCTAAACCAATTGCAACTTCAAGCGGGATGTATTTCACAAGATCATCCGTCCGGTGAACTACAATGCAAGTTCTCCTTTCTCTGTCCCAATATGGCGCAATCATTGCTTCTCTCCTGTTAGGTTATCTGCGATTACCGAAAGCTCAAGTAAACCTTGAAGCAACTCCTTAGCTGCTGGCCAATACTGCGGGCCATGGACTTGCCAAACAAATTGAACTGGGCACTTTGGTGCTTTAGTAATTGCTGCGCAACGACTGCCATCAATGTACAGTTGAAATCGCACATGATCATACATACCTTCGTCAACAATTTCTATAGCGGCCATGCGTAAACACCAATTCTAAGTAGATAGACATACATTAGACCAGCACCAAGTACTAGACCCATTAGACAAGCTAAGATGAAGTCTTTCATTGTGCGTCTCCGTAACCAACAGTCTTAATAAGTAAACCTTTACGAGACATCTCACAACGATACCAAGTAGGATAGTGCTTTTTAGAATCATCAAGTTTCCAGTCAACTTTAATAATTGCCCAAATTTCTTGATTTGATTTACCCTCAAGAATCATCTTGCGCACATCTCCAGACAACGTCTTACGTGGAATCTTTGGTTCTTTAGGTGGCTTTGGCTGCTTGATGTATTTCAACTTATGAGATCCCAATGGCTTCTCAAATTTGTGTTTGTTTTTTAAGTAGGCATCTGCAAGATCAAAGTTGCATTCAACTTTAGTTTTGTCATCTTTAACCTTGAAGATAAATAGGTTGTAATCGCGAGCTTCAATGCCCATCTTACGAAGCGCAGATGTGGCAGAGTCTCTGTTAGAATAGACTTTAATATTAGACATGGTTTTCCTCAGCAAGAGTTAGATTGTAGGTAGTGAGAGTTGTTTTGAATGCGCTTTCGCGTATGCAATAATTTGTGAATCGGCATCTGCGCGGACTGCAACACAGCTACCACGACGGTTTGGTGGATATTTTTTATTTGCGATACCTTGAGCTTCATCGATATTTGCAGCTTCGATGGGACCGCCAGCAAGCTTGAAGCCACCAAAATAGAGACTAAATTTCATTTTGCATATCTCCGTACTAGGCAGGAACAAGAAGTTTTTTAGCGACTACAACGCAAATTCTTCTAGCTGCCTCGACGTCTGCGCGAGAGTACATATTTGTTGTTTGCAAAAGGTATTTCTTATAATCAATACCTGTTGGTAAATCAGTGGTTGCAGCAGCAACCATTTCATCATGTGTCCAAAGTGTTTTCATTTGTATTTCCTCAGCAAGAGTTAATTAGTGACTACATGATTAGTATAGTGCTTCACAATCACTTTGTAAACACATATTTACAAATATTTTCAACTATTTTTAGCTATTACTTATACTAGTTCTTCCGCAGCCGCTTTAAGGCATCAAAAAGAGCATTCTGACCACGTTTTTTAGCTTTTAAAGATCCCAACATTGCGTCATCAATTGTGTCATTTGCCATAATGTGGTGAACAAACACCTTCTTGGACTTGTTTCCCTGTCTAAGGACTCGGCGGATAAACTGGTCATAAAGCTCATAGTCCCAAGTCATGCTGTGCCAAGCCACATGATGGCCCATCTCTTGGAGGTTTAGACCATGCGCCATGGCCTGTGGGTGACCTAATAGGACTGGCAGCTTACCAGCGTTCCAAAGCTTCTCTAGTTCGGCTGACCTGGTCGCGCTAACTCCACCTCCGATATACGGCACCTCTTTACCAAGCTTCTCTTGTAGCCGATCTAGATCATGCGCAAAATCATAAGCTACTAATAAGGGTGATCCCTGCAGCTCATCAATGAGGTCTGCTAAGGCATCCACCTTCTCAGTGTGTAGGTTGATCCATTCACGCTTAGTCTTTGGCACCTTGACTAACGCCTCAACCTCAGGATCTAGATAGATTCCACCAGACGCAACTTGCCGACACTTAATCGAAGCGGCGGCGGCTGTAGCTGCAACAATTACACCATCACCAACTTTGGCAATCAGGTCCTCTTCTAACTGGTCATAAAGATCTCTAATGTCATCAGGAAGGTCTACTCTGATGTTGTTTTCAATTAGAGTAGGCATCTCAAGATAATCGTCAGCAGCCATTCTGAGGGCCAACGGGGCCAACCTCTCATAGATCTCTTCTTCAGCTCCTTCTCTGATTTCCCAGCCAAAGCCGTCATAGGTCGGATTGAAGTACTTCATGCGGTAATGGGTGATATAAGGACCCAAGGTTCTACCCTGATCAATCACAAAGCACTGACCGAACAGGTCTAGCAGTCCATTTGATGCTGGTGATCCTGTCAAACCCCAGCGACGACCAAATGTATGAAGAATCAACTTGATCGCTTTAAATCTGTTGGTGTTCGTGTTCTTAAACTTAGAAAGCTCGTCAACAATTAACGTGTCAAATCCAAGTTGCTTCCATCTTCTCAGGTCTAAAGCTACTTTGGTTTTGCCTGACGTGGTCTTTTCTTTTTGAACTTTTAAAAGCCAATCAAGACCTTCTGGGTTAATCACGTAGATGTCAGCATCTTCTTGAAGTGCCTTTTCTTTGTGCTTGCCATGTAAGACAACAACTTTTAAATCATTGAACTCAGTCCATTTTTCGATTTCTTTTGGCCACACGCTGTAGCACACCCTTAATGGGGCGATGAGTAGCACCTTGTTTAGGAGCTTTTTCTTTTTTAACATCTTGATGGCTGCTAATGTGATCGATGTCTTGCCCAACCCTGGGTCTAAGAAGAGCGCAGATGCTGCGTGCTCTAGCAAGAATTTCACGGCCTTCTTTTGGTAGTTGTGTGGTTTCCACGGCGTCGATGACGGCTTGAAGAGCTCTAAGTTCGTTGTCATGTACTTCTACCCTATATCCTAATTTTCTAAGTTGCTGATGATTATGAAGTTGTTTTGGTTTTGGTTCTTCACCAGGTCTTTTAAATTCAATAAGCAGCGGCTTACCACCTGGAATCCAAAAGATTCTATCAGGAAAGCCGGTATCACCAGGCACAACTAACTTTGACCCGATGATACCAAGATGCTGCTTAACTAATTCGCAAGCTTTACGCTCAATCTTTGACTCTGGTTTTTGCATGCTAATACTTGCAAAGTCCTGGACCACCTGCAGCTTTCTTGCTTTGACCATACCAACACCATCTGCAGAAGTTATTTGCCTTAGGCGCGAAAGTTGTGTCACTAAGCATTGCCTTGGTGCGCTTCTCCCAGAGCTTTTTAAGCTTTGGAATATCAGCACGCGTGAATACTAATGAATCTTCGTCAGCTGGTGGGTAAGTTACGCCCTCATCTAAGTACTGAAGCCGTGGTTTAGCCACCTCGATGTGTGGATGCAACAACAAGGCTGCAAGCGCATAAAGCTCAAGCTGCTCAACATATTCCTCATTTGATTGTTGACGGTATTTACCGGTCTTAAAGTCCGTGATAATAAGTGTCTGATCATCTTCATGGTGCGCGCAGTCAAGCTTAATCCGAACCCAACAACCTGCCCAATCATTCCATTGGGTTTCAGTCCAATCTTTTCTAAAAGACCAGGTGTCCTCAACAACCATGCCGCTGATGCTTTTCTTGTACTGCGTCTTGTAAAACTTGAAGTCATCTTTAAAGAGCTTCAGTTCAGGTGGAAGCGCTCTAATCTTGCCTTTGATGTAGTCCTCAGCAAGTTCATGAATCTTAGTTCCACGTACCATCGCATCATTTGGTGGTTCACTGATCTTGTCAATGAATGCCAGCTTTGCTTTTAACGGGCAAGATTTGTACGTACTGTAACGACTAAATGACCACGCAGTGATCTGCTTAATTGGAATTATTTTTTTAGTTGCCATTTTGTTCTTTCATAGTT